GCACAGAGGTGCTTTGGAAAGATGTGAAACGGGCGCAAACCCTTTAGAAACAAGGGGAAAAAGAAAACCCGTCACCCCGGAGAATGACCCCAGAGAGACGGGTTTGTCTTTTGTTAATGGTGGAGGGGACGACGACCTACCGCAAAGCAGTCTCAAAGCCCGCACTCCTCGTAACTCCTTGATAATAAACGCCGAAGTCTTTTCGCACAAGCACTTCCCGCCGACCCGACCAGAGAAACGATTTTCTCCCCTGATTTCCCGGCATCGGACGAGGGTGACGGGTTTGCAGTAAAACTGGATACCTGGCGTCGAGCCGCAACAACTTCGAATCAGGTTTTCGGACGCCGGTTCGATTCCCAAAACGGGAATCGAATTGGCCCGGGCATCACCCCTTCGGCGGATACGGATCATTCCCGTGGCTGTCCTTGTTCTGGATCTTCCCGTCCTTGCCGTGAATGTAGAATTCGGTGCCTTGGTTCTGGCTGATCTTGCGCCCGGCATCGACGGCATCCTGCTTCTTGTCGAAGTGGCCGCTGCTTCGGGTCGCTTCGTCTTTCTTGACGTCCCAGCCGCCATTGGCGTTGGGCACTACATGATGTGATCCTGGTTTCTTTGGCATGGTCGTCTCCTGTTTATATGATCATTATCTGCGGGAATTCCCCGCCGCGATTTGCAATATGTACATCAGCCACGATTCGGTCTTAAGGACAATAGCCCTAAGCTGTTCATCGGTCAGCTTAGTCTCCAATTCGTGAACCCGGTTAAACAACTCGATCAGCTTCACCAGTGCCCGAGTGTCGTGCATCAAGAAGTCGGTCAGCGGATCGTTGTTCAGCTCCCGACAGACATATAGCACCCTGGCTCGACGGGTTGGCTTGCCTTCATGTAACAGGTCCTTCTGATTGGCAATCCCCGGAATCCATGCGGCAACGGAATCGTCGGGTGCCAATCGTCTGAGCAGATGGTTCCATAGCTCCCTGAGCGAGCTCAGAATGTGCCTTGCCCGGTCGGCATTGTTACCATACAGGGCATCCCGAGCGCCGATGTACGGCCGAGCGAGCCCTGGGTCGACCTGCTGCAGGAGAGCGATGCAGCCCGATGTTTCCAGCTCCGCCTCAGCGACAAGCTGAATTTCCGTTTCGGCATCTTCCTCATCCCGTTCATCCCAGGGGCAAAGGGTCTCGAGCGCGAAGCTGGTGGTGTAGATCTCACGGGTGGCCCCAGGCAAAACAAAGGCAGGTAGCCGCGTGATGTCCGAGATCTCCCGCAGTGACTCGGCCAAACTCCCATACGAGGCTGACACATGGGCTATTGAGCTCTCCAGCCCCGAGACAACTGGCATCTCAATTTGAAAGCGACTCCTTATCGCCTCGAAATCGATGCCTGCCATGAGCCGTTCCGTGGCGGCAAGCCGCAGAGAAGTATCACACAGAGCCAGCTTGGCGGATGCTTGAAGCTGTGAAAAGTGTGAGAAATCGTGCTGGATGGGTTTGATACGCTCAAGCCATGACTGATGTGTCGCCGCAAGACTCTCGGCAATACGACTTGTCGCGGTGGCCTGTTTTATTAAATCCTGCCAGTGTTGATTAGCACCGACGATCTCCTGTATCCGGGACGCTGCTCCAGCCATTTCTAGAGCGCGAGTGATTTCCAACTGCTGACGACGGATCGGTTCCAGCGTGCGCTCCATCTGCTCTATCACACTCAGATAGGGCGGCTTGGCCAGCCTGTTGATGGCCTCCATGTCCTGATGGAGCTTGGCGAGGGCGGTTTTTGCTGTTTTGAGATCGTCCGACATTTTCAAGTCATCCTGCTTCTACGGCCAGCTCTGTAGCGCCTAACCTGCCGCATCCAGGGCCGGATATCTGGCTTCTGCCCCCTGTTTGAGGCGTTACCTGGATCTGCGTGCTTATCCGCTCCTTCAAGGCAGGTACGTGTGAAATGACGCCGATGAGTTTGCCGTCCTGCTGTAGGCCCGCGAGGGTTTCCAAGGCGGTGTCGAGGGCTTCCTCGTCCAGGGTACCGAAGCCTTCATCCAGGAACAGCGAATCCACCCGGACATTCTTGCTGGCCATATGTGATAAACCCAGTGCCAGGGACAGGCTGACGATAAAGCTCTCGCCGCCGGAAAGATTCTTCGTGGATCGAATCTCCCCAGCCTGATAGTTGTCGACAACGTTGAGCTCCAAGGGCTGAGCGTCATCACGGGCCAGCAAGTAGCGGTCGGTCATTTTCTGCAGTTGCCGGTTGGCGTGACCAATCATCATCTCGAAGGTCAGCCCCTGGGCAAAATTGCGGTACTTCTTACCGTCTGCGGAGCCGATCAATTCGTGTAGGTTTTCCCACCTGCGGCACTCTGTTTTCTGGGCTTCGATGGCCGCTTGTTTCTGCTTTATTCTCTCTTTGGCAGCGTTATTCTCACTCAACTTGTGCTTGAAACCGGCAATGATGTCCCGCAGCTCTTTCAGGGATTCTTCGTACTCCTTGAATTGGGGTTCGAGCTCTTCCAGAGATTTGTCGGTGACCTTCCGAGCAAGTTCCGTGGCCAAGCGCGTTTCCCGATCCTTCCGTCTGGCTTCCAGATCTGTTTGACGCTCATCCAGATCCTTGGCCGTAGCCGTCAGCCCCGCCCTACGTTCAGAGGGTAGTATGGCCGCCAGAAACTGTTCTTCATTTGAAAAGCCCACGGGCGCAAGTGCTGCGGAGAATTCAGTTTCCAGCCTTCTTAGTTCCGGCTCTCGCTGGTCGACCCGCTTTCTCAGAGATTCGACATGGGCCTTTGCGGTATTCCATTTTTGCTGGAGTTCATTGTGTCGATCTCTGGCCTGCTTTTCGGCACCTTCGGCATCAGAAATCGCCTTGTTTAAACGGCGCTCCTCATCGTCAGGATTCTTGTCGCCGTACAGTGCAATACGCTCATCACTTCCAGCGGCGAGTTCCTTTTTCAAGGTACCCAGGCGCTCCAGCTTTTCGGCCAGGGCGGTGCTTTGAGTTTCGATAACCGCATCCAGCCGCTTCACATCGCTGTCGAGATCGGCAATCTGTTTCTCGATGTCTGCCTTTTTCTTGACCTGGTCTTGCCATGCCTTCAGCCGCGCTCTGAGGGTCTCGAGCAGTGATGAAATGTCCGTTTCGGGGATGTCCGCAATACCAAGCGGAAGGAGTTTTCTCGATACGGCCTGCTTACGTTCGGTAAAATCAGCACGAAGTTTTCCCAGGCCCTCGTTCACATCGGCAAGGGCTTTCTCGGCAGCCTTCTTGTCATTCGCCGCTGCTGACTCTTGCTTTTCAGCCTCCGCCAGGTTGTTACGGGCCAAGCGTTCTGCTACTTCGAGTTTCTGGATGGCGACTTCCCGATCCTCAGCTTTGCCAATCAGCTTGGTCAGCACGTCGATCTTCTGTTCGGTTTCATCGGGGACGGGAACATTCCCTTCCGCGAAGGGGTGTTCGGTTGCGCCGCAAAGAGGACAGGGCTTGCCGTCTTCCAGTTTTGTCCGGTGATCTTTAAGCTCCGCAATTTTCGTCAGGAAGGCCATTTCACGCAGCAGGGTTTCCTTCTCGGTGCGGTATTCTCGCAATAAGCGGTCTCCCAGCAACTGGCTCAATGCATCTTTGCCCTGCTGAATCTGTTTTGAGGCTTCCTCCAGCCCCTGCTTCCGAATGCCTGATTGTTTCTGACGGTCGTCGAGTGACTTTGTCGCCAGATCCAGAGCCGTCGTGGCCGTTTCTTGATCAGCCTCTTTTTGAACGATTTCTTTTTGCTTAGAGAGCAGGCCGCCGAACTGTTCTTCAACGCCAGCCAGACCGCTGATCAGCCATTCATCCTGAGCATGCTCCTTGATGTAGTCGTCCACAAGATCCAGTGTCTCATGAGTCTTGGATCGTTTTTCCTGCTCTTCGAGCCGGGCTTTTTTGTCTGCATCAATCTTTGCCGCATCTTTCTTACAGCCCTCATCACCTTCCGAAACAGCTTTTTTCTGATCGGCAAGTTTCTGATCCAGGGAGCGAACCTTCTGCAATGTAAGCGCGGCCGCTTTCAGCTCTTCTTTGGCCCGAGCGGTTTGTTGCTCAGCCGATTTCAGCGTCTCGGCCTGTTCCTTGGCGGAGGATTCCAATCCAGGAAGAGATTCCTCCTCAACTTTCAATGCTGCTCTGTCATCCACCTGCTGTTTGCGGGTGGATGTAAGCGTTGCGTATGCGCCATCCAGTGAGGCGGCATTCAACGCCCGGTTGAGCTTTTCACGATCCGGTTTGAACGCCTCGATATCGATTTGCAGCTTGCTCGCCTCGTCAGCCACATTGCCGATTTCCTTCTTCAGCCCATCGATGGTGGTGAGCCAGGCAATGGCCTTCCCGGTGGCAGCGGACTTGGCGGCAAGGTCTGTCTCTTCCTTCTGCTTTGTCTCGAGTACCTGCCCAATCTCTTGTTCCTGCTCCGGCTCAAGAATCACGATGCCTGCCGTTTCCGCCTGGAGCAGGTTCAGCTTTTCCCGCTCTTCGCGCTGCTGCTCATGGACACGGATGGATATCCGGCTGTAGATCTCTGTACCCGTTATCTGCTCCAGGATCGGAGCCCGATCATCCGGTGCCGCCTGGAGGAACGCGGCAAAGCCGCCTTGGGCCAGCAACATGGAGCGAGTGAAACGGTCAAAATCCATGCCGGTAGCGGACTCGATCTGATCGGCCACTCCTTTAATTTTGGACTCAAAAATCTCGCCTGTATCCGCGTTGGCTATCTCGTGTTTCTGGGCCTGAAAATCACCGTCCGATTTTTTGCGTGCCCGGTGCTGGCTCCAGTGACAACGGTAACGCTCCGTCCCTCCTTTTCGATTCTGAGCCTCGAACGTCACTTCAGCAAAGCATTCGCCGGTCTGGCGGGACATGATTTCATTTCCGCTTTTGGTGACCTTGTTCAAGCGAGGCGTCCGCCCGTAAAGGGCAAGGCAAATAGCATCGAGGATGGTGGTCTTTCCCGCGCCGGTGGGGCCTGTGATGGCGAAGATGCCGTCAGAAGTGAAGGCCGGGTGCGTCAGGTCGATCTGCCATTCGCCGACCAGTGAGTTCAGATTTTTGAATCGTACCTGCAGTATCCTCATCGACAGCCTCTCTATTCCGCCTGCCTGTCGTCTTCATTGAAAGACGAGAGCGTTTCCTGGTAGGCGCGGAGCAGTTCCGGCCGCTGGTCTTCAGGCACGTCATGAACGGCGAGGCATCGCTCGAACACGTCGTTCACGTTCAGGTCGTCGAGTGTTTCCTCTTCATGGATTTGTCCCAGCACGCGGTCGATGATGCGGTTGTTCTTTATCCGGAGGATTTCCAGTTGCGTCCCGGAAATGACCGACTCCAGGCGGTCACGCAGGTCGCCAATGACCTCAATGCCGTCGTAGATGACCTCGATCCAGCCTCGGGTGCCGGTTGCCGACAGTTCGAGGATGCGGCTTGAGATGCCGTCCCAGTCTCCCTTGACGCGCTCAAGCTTTTGAAACACCGGCACGTCGATCAGTTGTACGGATGCGGCCGTGCTGTGGAATTCAACCTGGCAAACGCTCTTCTGCTGTTTTGCCTCTCCAAACCCCATGGGCAGTGGAGAGCCGCTGTACCTGATGGTCTCAAGGCCATTCACCTTCTGCGGGACGTGGAGGTGTCCAAGCGCCAGGTAGTCGAGGCACGCAGGGAAAATCCCGGCCGTCACATGAGCCAGGGAGCCAACATAGAGTTCGCGCACACCGTCACCGTCGACGGTGTGGCCGCCAGCGGTAAACAAGTGTCCCAAGGCAACGATGGGAATATCGGCCCCGAGTTCCTCCCGCTTCTGTTCGGCCAGGGCGGCGACGGTGGCGTAATGATTGCGGATGCCGTCAATCAGCTTTCGCTCCTTGTCTTCGACACTCTCACCAGCTTCCGCCATGCGGATATCCCTGTCGCGGAGGTAAGGTACGGCACAGACAATCAGTTCCGGAGCGTCCTGCTCATTACGGAGCACCAGCACTTCGTCTTCCGGGGATTCAGTGCTACTACCGACCACGTGGACATCAAGGGCCTTGAGCAGCTCCTTGGGAGCATTGAGAAAGGACGGCGAATCGTGGTTGCCCGCGACGACGACAACATGCCGACAGGATGAGGCGGCCACACGGCATAGGAAACGGTAATAGAGCTCCTGGGCGCGATTGCTCGGAGCGCTGGTGTCAAAGACATCACCCGCCACCAGCAGCGCATCAATTGAATTTTCCTGAATCGTCTCAGCCAGCCAGGTCAGAAAGGATTCGAACTCCTCGTAGCGTTTTCTGCCATAAAGAGTGCGCCCAATGTGCCAGTCGGATGTATGAAGAACTCTCATGCTGTTACCCGGCCACCGTAGAGGCGGAGCGCTTCGCGTATTCTTCACGCCAGCTTTTTAGTGAAGTCATGTCGGCCAGAAGATCGTCTGGTTTCGGCAGCTCTACTGGTGATTCTGCTGGTTGTGAATGTTCAAACCCAGAGTATTTGGTCATGAGCGAATCAAGGAGATTGCAATCCGCGTCCTTCAACTTAGCCAGATCCTTGAGCTTCAACGTATGGACTGGACGCTGGAATCGTTGTACCACCCCGCACAGCAGATCATTTTCAATAGAGCGCTCCATCAATGTCCTGAAATCGCTGCATATCGATTTCAGCAAGATTTCGGCATGTTCGAATTCGCCGTTTTCACTCGCCTTCTTTGCGTCCTGATACCGCTGATTCAAGAGAGTGTTCAGGGCGGTTTTGATGTCACTCTGTGAAAATGGAATGGGAGCTGGCTCTCCGGTACCCCAGTCAGCAGAGCGGACGCTAACCACATCAGGTTTTATGGACTTCTTCTCGGCAAAATGCCTGACAGTTCCCAGTAAGGACAGGCGGTGAGTAAAGACAATGACCTGCTTGTCCTGTGACAACTCGATCAGCCTTTGAACCACGGCCTCCTCATAGCTTTGGTCAAGCGAGGATATTGGATCGTCGAAGACAAACGGGGCCTGGTTGCTTTTGCCGGTCACGTCGGCCAAAAATGCCGCAATTGAAACGATTCGATTTTCTCCCTCGCTCAGGACATCGGCGAGTCCACTCTGAGAGGCATCTCGAAGCTGGAGCTTATGAAGAACTCGGCCCTTGGAGACTTTTGATTTCACGAGCTCAACCTTCACCTGAGACGCGCCGAGGGCCTTGAGCTCCGCGTTGAACCTCTGCACGAACGCATCTGTAATCAAGGACTCTGCCAGTTCCCCTTTCTTTTGAGACAGAGCTTTGGTATTGGTCGACTTCTTCGCTTCCTGGATCTGATTCAGTAGCTTCAGGCGATTAACTTCTTCATCGATGGCGGCGCGGTGCTCAGACAACCACTTTTTGGCCTGTAGGCTGCTCAGCTTTTTCTTGATCTCCTCTCGATTGTCGCTTTTGGCGTCTTCGTCATATTTTGCCGCGAGTTCACCGAGGCTCTTCGAATGGGCATTTGTTTCTTCGATCCACTCCGGTGAGAGCATAATAGCGGGAATGGCTTCTTCGGAATCGATCCCTGGAAGCTGATCTTTCCTGGCCTGTAATTGAGTAAAGAATTTGGTCACCTGGCTGGCGACTTCATCCTGTGGAATGCCTGCCGCATCGATCCTTGTCTTCAGCGTCTCCGATGTCGGTAACGCCTCGATAGTCTGAGTGGCGGTCTCATACTCCTTGACCGCATCCGTTGCTGCTTTCTGCATTTCACCCTTCACGAACTTTTCGAAGGAACTCAAGCGGTCCTTGGCCTCTTGGGTCAAGGTTTGATGGCACAGGACACAACGGGAACCATCAGAAACATTCGGGTAGTCGGTTTCTTTGTAGGCAGCCGATACGGAGTAACTCCGGGCTGCTTCCCAAAGTTCTTTCCAGACGTCAGATCCGATGCCTTCAAGCTCGCTGCCGGAGAATACCTTTTCCGCCGCCGTATCTGCCGCTGTCTTTTTGAGGATCGACTTCTTTTTTGCAGCAATGATCCGTCGGCAATTTTCGTCTGATAATTGCTCCAGATACTTTTGGGCATCCTGGATCAGAGTGTCGATGTGCTGTTTCTGCTTTCTCAGCTGCTTCGCTTTTTCCGCCGGTGCCTGTTCGGCAAGGCGCTGTTGTAGCGTTTGCATCTCGGTCTCGTCAGTGCTGCTAAATACGCCGTGCTTGTCGATGTCCTGGGTGGTGGTCTTGGCACTGATGGATTCGTACCAGATACCTTCTGGAGTTACCTTCTTGTCAGCCGGGATATTCGGCTTTTTGGACTGGTGCCGATTGGTCTCGGCGTCCAGGGCCGAGGCGACCTTTTCACATGCGAGGATGAGCGAGCTAAAAAACGATAATACCGGCGGCTCGTAGCTCACTTCGTCTTCGCTGCTGACAAAGACCTTGCCAAACGAGGTGTCGAAAATATCAACGCTGTTGAGGTCATCGCAGATACCTTGTCCTGACCACGTATGACTCTTCGGAATGCCGTCCTGCTCAAACGAAATGCTGGCTTTCTGTACGGCAGAGCCGGGCTTATAGACATTGCGGTGAAGGGTACCCGTCTCGCGGGCACCGCATACATGCTTGAGGAGTCTGACGTAACCGGATTTGCCTGATCCGTTGTTGCCAAAAACAATCGTGATATTGCCCTTACCAAACTCAAGTGGTTTTTTCGGAGCAAGGGCGTTTACTCCTTCGACATCACTGATTGAACACAAACGCAAGGTACCTGCAGCGCCCTGGGAGAACGCGGAAGCGGGAAAGGAGCAGGTCGTTTTGGGTAACTTTCCGTCAGCTTCCTGCTGGCACAGGGTTGCGAGCTCAGAGACGTCTTTGTCAATGAGCTCAGACTGCTGAAGTAGCCGAGTAGCCGCAATCTGGAGCCACTGGGGACGCTCTGAAAACCATTTGGTCAGTGATGCCGATATCCCGCTCATATTATTCCCCCTCAGCTTCCCGCTTGTGTTTAATGAACGTCACCTCGAACGCCTTGCATGGGCGGTATTGCTGCAGTCGATTGGCGAAGGTAAAAGCATCGTTCATCTCGTAGTGCTGGAAGATATCGAGACCGCGATCCAGGGAGATTTTCCAGCCATGGTCGGTCACGATATGGCGGGCATGAATCGTGCCGGTGCCGTCGAACTCCCAGGTGAAGTTCACGCCCACCGCACTGGCGGACTCCTTCATCTTCTCGAAGTTTTCCTTTTGCTGTTCGCCTTTGAACTCGTCTTCCGTCGTCACCAGATGCACGGATACTTCCTCATCCGGAGCCTTGTGCTTGACCACCGTCTCCAGAAATTCCATGAAGTTGCGCATCTGATAAAACAGGCGGATGTACGGATCAGTGGCCGTGATCGCAGTTGCGCCCTTGAGATAAGGGCCGAGCAGCGTATCGAAGGAGAGGCCCTTCTGGTTCTCCTGGAATGTGAGGTGCTTTTCTTTGAGGGCGGGCTCGGCCGGTGCCAGTGGTTCGGATGGACCTTGGGGTGAGCCCGGTTGCGCAGATTCTAAGATTTCCCCGTCTTCGCCCTCCGCGATGGTCTTGTGGTAGTAGCCGGGGTATTCCTCCTCTTCGAGCGTGGTGACAGGCTTGGCCTGTCCACCAGCGTCCATATAGGAAAATCGGACATTGCCGTAGGTGGAATCGATTCGCATCAGTTGGTCTTTGACGCGCTTGCGGCCCTCAATCGCGAACCGCAGCAGTTCCTCAATCTCTTCCTTGGTCGCCCCGTCATGCGGAAAGAGGATCTTCATCAGGCCGGAGAATGTCTTGTTGATTCCATCGCGGTCCCGCGTCGAGATATCGGAGGAGAGGGAGAAGTGCTCCTTGTACCGGTCCGAGTAATCGTGATTGCGCAGCGAGCGAAGGATCTCGGCCAGGTAGTCCACCACGAAGCCGTAGCCGTTGGAAAACATCTCGCCCCGGATAATGTCGACCTCCCAGCCCGGGATATAGAAATGGATGCGGTCAAGAAATGCGGAGTCGTAGAACTTGTCGGGCAGCTCGCAAAAAAGGTCCGAGTGTTTGAGCATGTAGGGCACGGTGTGCTGAGTGTTGCCCACGAAAACCATGGACGCCTCCGCGCCCAGCGTCTCGACGCCCCGCGAGAAGGACTTGTTGGCCATGTAGTTCTTCATGATGTCGACCAGGGCCTTGTCGACACGTTTTTGTTTTCCGGCAAACTCGTCGAAGGCAACACAGTCCCAGTAACCGACCAGGCCGATCTTTCCGGAAGAGTTGTTCACGAAGAGCTTGGGAACTGTGATCTCGCCGCCGGAGATCAGGATGCCGTGAGGCGAGAACTCCGAGTAAATGTGAGATTTGCCGGTCCCCTTCGGGCCAAGTTCGATCAAGTTGTAGTTGCGCTCGCAAAACGGAATCAGGCGGATCAACTGGGTCAATTTGCTGCGCTTGCCGAACATCTCAGGGTTGAAGCCGATGCTCTGTATCAGTAAATCGATCCATTCATCGGTGGTGAGCTGTTTGCGGGCTTCAAGGTAGCTGTCAAAATCGAACTGAGAGAGTTGAATGGGCTTGAGGGTCGACAAGATCCAGGGGCTGGCGTTCTTGTCCTCGGTGAATTCATATTCGATGTCGGCAATGCACCACACGCCGCTGACCAGCAACTTGGGGTGGGTCTTGACCGTGCCCGAGTCGACCAGCACTTTCTTGATGCCGAGGTTGGAAAACTCCGCTTCGTAGACGTCGGCCTTGTCGTTCAAGGCCACGCCAATCTTGTCGATGACCTTGTAACGCCCTTTCTCCTTAATGTTCGAGCGAACCAGACCCGCCTCGTTGCGATGCACGTAATGTTTGCGCAGGATCTCCTTGACCGTCTCGATGCCGGTCTGGATGGTCGGTTCATCGCTGGTGGCGCAATACTGGCCCAGCAGGTATTCCAGCACGTAGGAGGGAACGATGGCGTTGCCCTTGACCGTCTTGACGAGATCCTTGCGGACAACGAGTCCCGGGAAGTGTGTGTTGATTTTCTGGTCAAGTTCGTTCATCGGTCACCCGTCCTTTAAAAGTCGAAGTCGCTGGTAAATGAGCGCCGCATCAAGTACCGGAGCGACTTGTATTCCTTGTAATGTGAAGTCCCGGCGTGTTTTTCCTCCAGCCGTAGAATGACCTCCTGGCCATTGGCCTCGTCAGCCTTGCGGGTCAACACAAAGCGCACCTGCAGCTCCCGCTCCCGGGGATTGTCCGAGCTCAGATCAAAGGTCAGGTCGTGGCTGTCGGAGATCAGGTCGCCTGCCTCGGTGTAGATGCCAGCCCGCAGCACACGCGGCTGGATCTTGTCCGTCACCGGCCCGGCCTGGTACATGGTCACCGCCAGTTGCCCGGAGGTAATCACCGAGCTGGCTCCGCGCAGGATGTCCACTTCAACGGCAGTGACATCGCTCTGGCGCTTCTTGTTGATCTTGAGCACCGGGATCACCACCTCCTGCAACGATGCGCCGCCATGCACAAAGCGGCTGCCGGAGCCCTTCAGGCGCAGGCGGTTGATCGATTTGGGAATCTGCACCTCCACCTCACCGGCGAGGCCAAGTTGCTCGGGGGTGAACTTATGCAGGCTGGATGCCTCGGCAAGCCCCTTGCCAAGCACGAAGCGGCGGTCCCGGAACAGAATCTGTTCACCCTCGGCATCGACTCCGGAAAAGTCGCTCTCGTCGATGGCGCGGTTCTGGTAGATGAAGCCATGGTCCGAGGTCACCAGCAAGTTGTTGGCGTTGGCCCCGGTCAGCTTCTTGATCAGCCGAATCAGCTCTTGCAGGGTTTCTTCCACTGCCTCGAAAACCCGCTCCTCGGATTCCCGCTTGTCGCCGGTAGCGTCGATCCGGTTGTGGTAGACGTAGATCACGTCGTGATCGCGCACCAGCGCCCGGCAGTCGTCACCCTTCATGGCCATCAGTTCGTCTGCTTTGCAGGCCGTAGCCCGTTGACTGATTGCCTGGCCAAGGATCTTGATGCGGTTGGCCGTTCCCTGGGAGCTTTGCCCATCCACCAGCACGGTGCCGGTATCGTTGTCGGCAATCGCCAGTGCCTTGTTGGGCAGAAGCGCCGCCATGCCGAGCTGGGTGTAGCTGGGCAACATCGAAAGCGCCGGTTCCAGTTCTGCGCTGTAACGATCCTCCTGGCGGATCAGGCTCAGCAGCTCATCACCGATCTCGTAGCGCATGGCGTCGGAAATGATCACGCAAACCTTATTGTCCTTGCGCAGAAACGGCCGTACCCAATGCTCGAAAAACTCCTTCTGTTTGCGCACGGGGAAGGCTTCCCATTTTGATGCCGCATCCACAAAGGTCTGGAAGCGGTCGCCCAGCTTTAACAGATAGTTGTTGGAGTAGAGGTTTTCGACCTGATCGGTCAGGCTACCCATCAGCGACGCCTGTCCCGACATGCGCACGTGGTAGGTAAACTTGCGGTAAAGCTGATCGAGCTGATACCAGATGCGGCTGTAGCGCTGCACGCCTTCGGCCAGGCTGTCCATGGATAGCTTGGCCTCGCCCAGTGCGTGGGTAAACTGGGCGGCGTAATCGACCGCTTCGTACAAGTGGCGATATTCACGATACCAGTGGCCTTGTCGCCGCTGGCGAACCCAGATCGCCACGTCACCGCTGGAGGCCGTGCGGGATGCCACCGCCCGCACCAAGTCGCTGATGATCTTCTGGTCAATCAGGCGGAAGTAATCCAACTCGATCAACTCCCGGAAATCCCGCTTAGCCAGATCCTGCTCAATCCCGAGGACCTCGGCGCATTCTCCCGAGAGGGTCTCGAAGCCGCCTTCGAACTGACGGCTGTCCTTCCAGCGCTTGAGAAACACCATGGCGTCGCCGGTCAGTTTCACCTGGCCGTCGGTGCCCATGGCGTAGCAGGACTTGAACAGCTCAATGGTGAAGTCGCGGATGCCCGGCTCGTCGGACTTGTAGCCGTAGCAGCGGGTCATCTGTTCCCAGAGAAAGCCGTCCAGGCTGCACCGGCCTATCAGCTTGATCTTCTCATCCCGGCCGTCGGCCAGCTCCTGCAGCAGGTTTTCAACCACCGCATCCATGCGCGACTCGCTGCCGGTGCATACCGCCAGCATCTTTAGGCGAATCTGTCCGGCGGTGTCGTTCGCTTTCAGCAGCTTCTTGAGGGCGTCCTTGCGCTTGATCGCCTGGAAGAACTCCGCATGGGCTTGCACCACATCCGTAAACTCCAGGCCGAGCTCCAGTTCGGACAGCCAGATGGCCACCTGGTCGGTGCGGAACTCGCCATGGGCCAGTTGCACATCCAGCAGCCAGTTATCCAGGTCGGCGGGTTGAGGGCCTTCGCGGTAGAGCAGGAATTTCTGTTCCGGTTGCTCGCGGAGCAGCCTGTACTTGATGCCGTACTCGTTGTTGGTCAGTTCCAGCTTCTCGACGCCGTGAAGCTGAAGCGCCTCGAAGTCGTCACGCAACTCCTGTTTGGCGTCGTACCAGAAGACGATCCGGTGCCGGTCGAAGAGTTTGGTCAGGGCCTGGGCTATGCGGTCGTTCATGCTTGCCCTCCCTTAGTTCCCAATTTTGAATAGTTGTGATGAATCATGGCGATGATATTGTCCAATCGGCGCAGCAGATCGTCATACGTCATAATGTCGACGATGTTGGCGTACTTACTCTTGATTATTTCAAAATCAAACAGCTGGTCTACTGTGAAATCCTTGTCTCGGCCAAGAATGAGCATCGCTTTCGGGTTGGTAATCCTGATTTCGAAATCTGCAGGCAATTCTGTCTTGCGCTTTCCCTGAATGGCACGCTCACCGGTTCGCCCCCATTTACTCAAGTGGAATAGATACTTCTCGACCTGCATGACAGCCTCTGATAGCTCACCATTTGGGGTGTAGTTGCCGCGAGAGCCTGGCTTTTTTGAGAGCAATTGATGAGGCTCTGGTCTCTTTATTTCAATAACATCCACAGTCCCGTTGGCATCGACAAGCATGAAGTCAATTTCTCGTTTTGTCTGGACCTTGCAACCCTTTGGATAGAAGTCTTTGATGTGCACTTTTTCGAGAACGGCAACGTATTTAGGAAAAATGAGCAATATGAACTCAGCAATCTGCCGTTGCCAATCTTCCTCCTTATATGCCTTGGGATTGGCCTCAACATCTAGCAGCATTGCTGAAAGCTCATCTCGAACATACTCGAATTTTTTCGGTTCGTAGTCCTTGATAAAGTCTATTTTCGAGCGATTTCGAATGGATTTCTTCTTGTTGAGGTAGCTGTCCAGCTTGTTTTGAGCAGCGGACATAGTGCCCAAGTAGTCTTTCAAAACCCCGGCTACTCTGGCTCTCGCGTAATGAGTTAATTCCGTAGTAGTGGGGAAATTAGCCAATAGCTCATCAAAAGCCTCCGGTGGAATTGCGCCGTCCGCATCACCGCCTACGACGATAGGCTCATCAATAAGCACATCAATTCTGCGGAAAATGGAAATGTCCCGGGTGGCAATGAACGTTTTGTCACTTAGTTTCATCTCCTTGGCAAGAAGCAGATCATGTTTGAGGCCAAGAATTTGGTGCTTAACCCGAAAATATGGCCCGTCAGCTACGCCAAAGAGAAAGGTGTACTCGAACTCGTCAACCTCTTCCGATTCAACTTTTTCAACCAGGTCAGCTCGTTCGAAGGAGAATGTTTTCCGAAGAGTTACTCGACCTTCACTCTCAAGCTTATGTCCAACAAGGCGTGGGTCTCGAATATCGCTGGGCTGATATTTGAGCAGGAGCCGATCTTGCTCTGATATAAACTGAATTGCTTTACTCATCGGCAGCTTCCAGACCGGGAATCTTCTTCAAGGCCGCCCCGAGTTTGGGGTAGTTGACCTTGACGCCGTCGTCGAGGTCGATCTCCACCTGCTCGGTGGCCAGCGGGTAAAGCACTTCGCGTTCGTACTCCTCCAACTCGGCGATCATCTTGGTGATCTTTTCGATCTCCTTCAGGGCCTTGGTCTTTTCGCCTTGTGAAGCACTGGCGCTGATGCTGACCGCCTCCAGATGGTTCTTGTGGGAGGTGAGCTTGGTGCGGAACTCGCGTAGGTAATCGTTGAGCACCACGCTGACGGTATCCGGGCGATAGCGGTGCATGTAGATCAGCGCGTTGAAGCTGCCCTTGGGGCTGGAGAACAGCCAGTAGATGGGGCGCTTCTTGTAGCGCCTCACATGGTCGCTGTAGAAATCCTTGAGGAAGTAATCGCGGATGTCGCGCGCCTTGCCATTTTTGCCCAGCGCCTTTTCGACGAACTTGAGGTTTGCCTCATAGTGCTCGTCGCCAAAGGCCACGCGCAGGAACTTGCGGAAACGCTCGGCGATGTCGTCGGTGAACCAGTCGCCATCGAGCATGGGGATGACGTTGTCGTCATCGGCCGGGAAGCTGGGCTCAGGAACCCGCTTCAGGTAGTCCTCGATGGTCTCACCCTGGTTGGCCAGGATGAGCCCCGGCTTGTCCAGCGCGTAACGGCCGAACATGCAGCCCACGGCATAGGAGACAAGCTCGCGCATGGTGTCGGCCAGCAGCAGCGCCTCCAGATCGTCCTCGCTCTTGTCGTTGCCGTAGCGATAGTGCGGGTTGCAAGTCAGGGTGATTTGGCTGAGGTCAACCTTTTCGTCCAGCTCTTCCTTCAAACCGTAGGCGTCAATGAAGACGCGGTTGTTCTCTTGCTCCAGGCGCTGCATCTCCAGCGTCATATCCCGCCAGTGTGCACGGAGCTTCTGGTAGGTGGTCTTCAGAATTGACTGACGGTGGTCTTGATTTAAGAGTTGGAGGCTGGTGAAGTCCCAAGAAATCTCGTAAGAGTTCCAATCAATCTTTCCTAAAGTAACGCAAATGTTCGCGTTTTCTTCAATGTTGCTGGATATAAATTTTGACGGAAAAGGAAGATTACAGTAATCACCTATCTGAAAATGCAGTGTTGGATTAAGTATTTTTGCCAACCGTTGGCAAAACGTTGTGTTCAAATAAGCGAGTATGCAGAGTCTCTCTTTTTTGCTGCTCGGGAAAGCTGAATGACCAGAGATGTCGTATATGTTTCCACTTGGCAAATACCTCGACGACAGGTATCCAGAAGTGACGTCGGACCATGTTAGGCCCTCCTGGAAATAGCATTGAGTGTTTTGAGGGCGAGATCTTAACTTCCCGGCCTCGTCTCTAAATTGCCTTATGAGGTCCCCGTCGTTTTCCCAATTAACAACAAAAACTATGTTCCCAAACCATTTCCTAAATTGGCCGCCCTTGTTGTACGGATACCATTTATAAGGAAGAGTTGATGTTTCTTCACACGACTGCGCCCTGGTGTAGAATTTTTCTACTGAGACCTCGTGCCAAAGTCGAGCGAATGTATCGTTGTCCCCCGTGGCTAATCCCTGCTTTGCGGTCGTTTTTTCACCCAGAGATTCTTCTTTCCTGAACAATTCGAAAGTTTTTGGGCTTACCCAATAGGCGATAGGGCTCCCGGGGATTTCCGTAAAATCAGTGGATGAAATTTGAAACCGATGGTCACACAATGGGTCTTTAATAGCTTGCAGAAGTAGTGAGGATTTCTCTTCTTCTGAACTACCATCAACAAGCCTCAGATAATCCCCTTTGAGGGAAGAATGACTTTCTGTTTCAAGTACAAATGCTGTAGTTGAGACAACTTCACCGCCGATGCTATCGAAAGCCCTCGCTCCCAGATGAGCCATGGATTTAATGGAGTCTTTATTGACAATCCTAGCGCGGAGCAGCTCATAAGATGAAAGAAACATCCAACTTTGCATCGTTATCATCGATACCAATCCGCCTGACAAAGCGAGATCAATGTTGCGCTCGATAAACATGGCAAACAGGTCGGATTTACTGTTTGGATAACAATCCTTTGCGAATGCCTGCAATCGTCCCGCCATACTTCTATTTCCCATATACGGCGGATTAGCAATCACCACATGGTATTTGGGGCTCAGGTAATCGGCCTGCCGCAGGGCCTGTAGCACCTTCTGATGGGTCATGCTGATAAACAGCTGCCCGGAGACATTCTTTGACTCCAGAATCCTGAGCATGCCGTCCACGTCGGTGACATCCGGCTGGATCAGGGACCCGAAGTTGTCGGCCTCTTCGAACTGGCGCAGGGTGGTTTGTAGTGGCGCGGTGAACAGATCGCGACCGACAAAGTCCATGTAGTCCTTCAACTCATTGCCGTCGAAGTGCACATTTTCCAGCACGCAGATGTTCGGCTTGACGCCCTTGTTGAAGAACCGGCGCTGCTTGGCGCGGGCCTTCATGGTCAGGGCAAAGGCGGCCAGCTCCCCGGCGCGTTCGTCGATCTCGATACCGTAGAGATTGTGTGTGAGAATCTTCTCCGGGATCTCGGCGGGATCAACGCCTTCCTCCTCGTAGATGGCATAGAGCAGGTCGAAGGCGTAGGTGAGCATGTGGCCGGAGCCGCAGGCCGGGTCGCAGATTTTAATTTCTTCCGGTTTGGCGATGCGCAGGAAGTCCGTTTCGGCCTGTTCGGGCTTGATGTAGTAGTCCATCTGTTCGACCAGCTTCGAGCCAGGGCGATTGAGCAGCCACAGGCGGCCAAAAGAGTTTTCCACCAGGTAGCGGACGATCCAGTGCGGGGTAAAAAGCTGGGTGGCGGCGGGAATGTTCTCGGGCGTTATCTTCTTGTTCTTCTTCAGGCCGTCGAACACCTCGTCCTTCTTCTCGGAGATGTAGAACTGGTAAAGCCAGCCAATGACTTCAACAATTGGTTCTTCAGTTTTTGGGTCTTTGCAGGTATCCGGCGTCATCGCTTCGCGGGTATAGGCGAGGATGGAGTTGCCCGAGAGCAAGTCGTCGGGCATCAGCAGTTCGGTGTAATCGTCGATGCGCTGGAACAGGAAAGGCATCGCCTTGTTCCAGAAGTTGCAGGCGGCGACCACCAGCAGGCGGTATGCCTCGTCCTGCGGGTCGCGGCTGGGCGCTTTGCCGTCGAGCAGCGCGAAGATCTGCTGCCGGACATTGTCGTGGACCATCTCTTCGTCGATGTGCCCCATCTTGGCTTCCGCCAGAATCTCGGGCTGGAACTGCCCGGGGTCGGCTGGAGAGACAATATTGACTCGGTTATAGCGGTTCACATCCATGAAGCGCAGGGCGCAGAAGCGGTTGAACCAAATGTACGCCACCCGCTCGATGACCTGTTCCTTGCCATGCCCCTTGATCGCCTCTTCGAGTTTCTTAATGGCCTCGGCACGTTCACGCCGAGCCGCGCTGTTTTCAGCGAGCACCAGCTTGAGCTTGGCGGAGACCTGTTCCATCAGAGAACGTCGGGCATATTGAGCGAAGCGCTTTAATTTAAGTGTTTCCATTGATTTAAGCTCCTCCGGCAGCAGCGGCCAGGCGAGAGACAGGCCACTTGGGGAAGTTTTCATTCCATGTCTGTATGTTAAAGACCTGGCAATTCTGAACGGGATGTCTCTGCCAGCGAGGTGAGCTCTTTCCAGATGGAGAGAGTTTGCCTGCAATCTCATCTGATAAATTCGGCAGCAACTCGCTTTCGAGTGTCACCAGATTCAGGTAATAGATAGTCTTGGACAATCGATCTTCTGCCCAACGATAAAAAAAGCTGTCTATAAACTTGGATGCGAAGGTTGAACTGAGGGTGCCGTCATTTAATTCCTTCTGAAATTTTTTCAGGCCTTTTTCTTGTGCCCTGGGGTTTTCAGGGTCCTTTACTTCAACAAAGACGATGGCTTCTTCAAACTCGACCACAAAATCGACCCGATGCATTTCCCCAATGCCGTGGTAATTGGGTTGACCTGTCCTCATTTGGTCGAACACCAATGCATCAATGGCATCGGTGAACTCGATCTCAATATCTCGTTCTCTTAACTTCACTTCCCCAACCCTCCCATTTTCTTGTTCACTTGCTCTTTGGTCAGGTCGTTGAAGGTGTCTGCGATAGCATTCGGGGAAATAGAGCGATAGTCTTCAGCACTTTCCACGCATATCTCACCTTTCGCCCCACGGTAGAGTGCGTGATAGAGAACGTGGTCTTTCTTGTTCATTTCAAGATCGAGCCATTTGAGTAGAAAATAATCGTGGGTCGCCAGAATGATCTGCTGGCCGTTGCGTGACAGCTCCAGCAGGATCTGCACGAGCAGCTTCATCAGCTTGGGGTTCAGGTTGGATTCGGGCTCGTCCCAGAACAGCGGACCGCTGACACCGGGCTGGATCGCGCCGGTTTCCAGAAGACGCGAGAGTATTCCCGCCTTGCGGAAGCCTTCGGCCATGGAGTTGGCAGAGTATTCGGCATTCTCGGTTTTGAAGGTGACCTTGCCGCCACCATAGAAAACGAAACGGCCGCCGCAGATGCCTTCGATCTCCGACATGGCCCATTTGGATTTTTCGTGCAGGGTTTCCGGACGGACCTCGGGGAGATCCAGCAGCAGGCAGATGTCCTGATAGGTCTGGTCAAAGGAGAGCTCGTATTTCTCGTACAGGCTGTTGAACCCCTTCATGAACGAGAGGACTTCCTTGGTCGGGATGAATACCGCCTCAGCCTGATACTGCTCGTAGTTGGCGCGATCCTGGACGGCCAGCGCCTTCGAGTTGTTGAAGAAGGTCGCGGCAATCTTCTGCCCCCCCGCGAACCGGGCCGACAGATAGGCTTGGTCGGTAGCGCCCTGGCGATGCATCTTGCCGAGCTTGTCGTCGAGCGGCATGAAGAGCCGGAGCAGCTTGGCGGTTAGCGCCGCTTCAAGCTCATCGTCGCTGGTCTCGGGCTTGTTCTTAAAGAGGGGTGCACCAGCGCAAAGCCCATAGGCCGCCTTGAGCAGATGGGTTTTGCCGGTGCCGTTCTCGCCGATGATCACGTTGATCTTGGGCGAGAGCTCCAGTGTTAGGCCGGTGAAGACCGTGAGGTTTCTCAGTTCAAGACGCTCGATCATATTTGAATCCTTTTTCCTTTGCGGATTTCATCCAGCAGCGCCTCGCGCATGGATTCCAGGTAGCGTTCCACGTCGGTCTCGTCGGCCAGCCAGGCTTTATCGAAAGAAACCTTCACCGAGCGGCTGGGCACATACTCGATGCGCGGTTCCGGCTTGACGGGTGGCGTGGGCTTCGTACCTTCATCCGGCTTGGCGGTTTCGCCGGGTTCCGGAGCAGGTTCGGGTGTTGGTGCCGGTTGCGCCCAGGATGTCATCTGTGAAAGCAAACGCTGGTAGTCGCTTTCCTCAAACCGGCGCAGGGTGTCGCGGATGACGGCAATCAGCTTTTGGCGCTCAATGGCGACATTGAATTCGTTGAACGGTCGAGTGATCTGCTCCTGCTGCTCGCCGTTCAATGCACCGAATTCAGCCATGCCGCAGAGTCGGCCTTTGAGGGCGGCAACGGTCTCCTTGGCTTTGACAATCTCAGCCTCAATCTGGGCGTTGACTTTTTCCTGCAGCGTTTCGACTTGCGTCTTAACCTGCTGCATGCGGTTGCCCTTGAAACATTCCGGATCGGTCAAGCAGGCGACCACCTGAGCGGTTTCGTCTTCTTCGATGTAGGCGAAGTTGGGCTCCTGGGTTTGGACAAACTTGCGGGCGCTATCGAAGATGCCTTTCTGTGGGCCGCTCATGAACTTGCGGACAGGATCGATGACGCTTTCCTTCATATCGAGCAGCGCGTCTTCCTGGCGGGTGAGTTCGGTCAGATACCAGGTATAGGGCTTGCCGGTTAGCTCCTTGAGCTTCTCAAGCACCGGTGTCAGCGCATTCAGGAATGGATATTGGGATGCCTGTGCTGCAAGCGGGGTGAGCTGATGCGTCAGATCCTGGAGCGCGGTGCCGGTTTCCTTGCCGAGCGCCTTCGCTTCACTGGCGCGGGACGGGGCATCGAAGAAGTCCTCAAAGAACTCCTTGAGAGCTCGAACCTGCGACGCGGTGAACTCGACCTGGGGCTCCAGCACTACATTGCCGTGGCCATGGGTATTGCGCAGTGTCCGTTCCAGCTCGTCTTCTTCAAGCAGGTTGCCGTCGGTGCGAACCTCGACCTTGCCGCGAGCGCACAGGTTGGCCAGCGTGCAAAGCACGGCGGCGTAGTACCAGCCGTAGGGTTTGCGCTCGAATTTTTCCAGCAGGTTTTTCAGCGTGGTACGCACGCCGCCCCGGTTATTGCTCTGGATGAAGGCCAAAAGCTCCTGCTCGGACTCGGCAAGGGAGGTGGCATCGTTGCCAAACAATCCTTGCTGTGAGTGCTTGAGGCATTTGGCGATGTCGTTCTCGGTGTAGGTGATGCCGCGCAGCATACGAAGGTTCGAATATGCACGAGAGACGAGTTCATGGAACCCGCGCAGCACCCGGGTCTGCGCATCTTCGGAACCGATTTCGATGTCGGCACCTGCCATGAATAACTTGGCCTTACCCATCAGACTTTGAACGCGCTGCTGCAGCTCGGCATACCGTTCCCGGTTCTGGAAGCCCTTGTCGGTCAGGATGCGTTTCACCGCCTCCTGTTGTGTGATCGAAATGTTCTGGCGGATGTATTTTTCAGTCCGCTTGTACATCAAGATGTCGCGAACCAGGCGTTCATCCGCAGGCATCAGGACCAGCAGCTCGTCCCGGCCCATGCTCTGCATCCGCAGGATGGACTCACTTTCGGCGTTTTCATGGAACGGGCTGATGACATGGATAGCCAGCTCGTACTCCCGCCCGTGTAACCGATCATCGAGTTTTCTGGAGAACGGGTAGTCCTGGCCGTTCTCGTCGTAACGAATCTTCCGATGCTTGATGACGTGGTCAAAAACGAGCTTCTCAAGCTCGGCGGAAACGTCTGACGACTCCACCTCGGTGTTCTTGATTTCCTGTTCGACGTCTTTTTCCTCGTCGGTGAGGTATTCGTAGATCTCGCCATTGCGCTGCACATAGGTCTGCTGTTCCAGAAGGCTGAGGGCTTCTTCGACACGCTTTCGCAGTGCAGGCAAATCCTGATTGAAGCCGTCCAGCATCAGGACGCACAGATTCCGAAGAGTCGGCTTGAACTCCTTGACGTATTTGACCAAGAAGAGCGTTTTCAACAGACGGATCGCGAAGGGACCGTCAAGATGGTTTTCCGCCTGAATGATGGCTCGCTGTATATTGGATTTCAGCGCGGTGCGAATCCCCTCGAACATCAGGTCGAAGGTCGCCAACTGGCCAATTTCATGATCCCCGATCTGGATCGCCACCTGCTGGAACACACCCAGCATGGATCGTTCGCCCACCGAACTGTGCTTGCCCTCGAAGGCGTTATGCTGCGACAGATTCTGAATGGCCGACTGGAACAGTGAGAATTGGTACGGGGTAAACGGGTAGCTGTGAATGAAGTGATCCCGATCCTGAAAGTTCCGGTAGGTTTGGGACCCATCCGCAAAGTCGAATAGGGTCTTAAAGTTGTTGGACTGCGCGTGATAAATGTCCGACAACAGACGAACGCCTTCTTCGTTTTTCGTCAGCAGGCGCTTTTGAATGACCTCTGCCACATCGGCGCTGGTAAGCTTCATGCGGTTAGCAAATCGTGCCTGAATTTTTGAAAAGTCGTTACCCTGTTGTTTGCCCATCTCACCCACGACTGTCCCCATATCTTCCTGGGCGGTCACGACGACCCATGCGCGGCCTCGACATTTGGTGGCCAGGCTTTCGGCAATGGTCTGGAGGTTGGTCATGAGCTTGACGTTTTCGGCGATGTACTGACCGACCTCGTCGACAAAGAAATTCAAGCGGAATTCTTTTTGATTTTCCTGGGTCGATTGCCGTTCGATATAGGCGTTTATCTGTTCAGCAAAATCCTCGATGGAGACCCGGTATTGGCTGCGGTACTTATCCAGTATTCCCATGGCTGACGGCTCGTCGCCACCCGTTGCCTGGGCATAGGCTTTGGCGATGTTTTTCGCCTCCAGCAGGGCCTGTTCGCGGCCTTTTTGCCATGTCCTGCCTGCCATGGATTCATAGGCGGATTTGAACTGTTCGTAGAGGCCACGGCTGTCGAGGTCGCGCTCGAACTGGGCAATGTGTCCCTGCTTACCGTAGTAGCCGCACATCTCGTCAAAAACTTTGACAAAAACTGCAAGGAGCGCATCGATCTGGGTCTTGCTGATGACATCCGCTTTCTGGTCGATATTGAACAGAATGCTTTTCGACGGGATGGCGACCGCTCGCTTGAGATCGCCGCGCAGGATTTCGTTGTCACCACACTTCGGCAGGAACAGGTCAAGTGCGGAGGCCCCGTCGATCTGCCGGTTTTCGAGCAAGAGCGCCAGCATCTTCAACAGGTGGGATTTACCGGACCCAAAGAAACCGGAAACCCAAACGCCGTTGGCACCTTCGTAGTTGTTGTAGGCATCCAGGAAAGACTCAAGCCGCTTCTCGACTTCATTGGTCAGCACGTATTCTTCAATTTCGAGGCGAAGGCTTGCTTCATCGTCAGCTTTGATGACCCCTTCAATCGGGCGGTCAACTGGCTTGTTAAAAATGGTCTTAAGAGTCATCACGCTTCCCTCGTTTATGCTTCGCAGTGAAAGATGTTGAATGCCCGGTAGTACTTGTCGTCATGCAGCCTTCCGAAGAGATCGAGAGATGCTCCTGACTCCAGGGAGTGGGTGTAGGCTCCTGGGAAAAACATGACGGTCGGCTTTTCTTTCGCCGTGCTCTGCAAATTATTCAAAACGTTGTGCGAGCGGATGTAGGGGAAAACCTCGCCAACGCCGGACAGAAAAAGAACCTCGAAATCCGTGCTTGCCAGCTTGGCCGCAATGGCCGGAACAAGATGCGCTTCGGGGTCCAGCACTCCTTGCAGCAGTTCTTTGAGCTGCTCTTTGGAGACAGACTCCTCCATCTCGAGAATTTGGTTCCAGACATCACGCTCTTTGAGGATTTCCATCGAAAGGTCGTACAGGTTGATCTCCAGTATCCGGACACCGGCCTGCTCAAGGCGATTGACCAGCTGACGCTGGAGCCTCTCCATTTCAACGGACTCTTCAGGTTTGAAGGGACAGATAAAGAACGGAACCTCGTTACCGAGACCTTGCTTGTTGAGAAAACGCTGGCCCGAGATCACAGCAAAAAGATGCTGAAATCTGTCTTGCATTGGCATTCTGGCTATATCTGCTGTCACTACGCCATCCCCTTCAGATCGGATTCAAATACAGGGAAGTACGAAACATCCCTGCGGCTGCCACGATGGATCACATCCAACAATCTCGGGCTGAGCATGGCAGCGTTTATCATGTTGTTGGCCGCTAAGAGATCCGCCTCTCGAAGTATCTTGAATAAGACCTGCCGCAATTTGCTTCGCGTCGCCGGGGTGATCTCATCCAGTTCCAAATGCCATTCGGACTTTCGGTTGAAGAAGGAATCAAAATCCTCGTGGGTCAGATCAGCTTTCAGCGTGATATAGCGCTCGCGAAGCACTTCGACGGCAAAATCAGCGATGAATCTGTACCGACGGCAAACGGCGAGCCACAGGAGATAGGCCTGCTCTTGGTGGCTGCCCTCAACAAGGAATTCAAGTTCACCTGGGCTCATCGTTCTAAGCCGAGAGATGATCTCGCGGCAGACTCGTTTGAGCGTATTCAGTGTTCTTGTCTGTAGTAAGTTTTCTGCGATGACCTTGTCTCGAACAGAGTTCCAGTCGCCAAGATCAAGATACAGCGCGGCCAGCTTCACCGATTCGCGGTGAAAGAGACTGCCCGTTGTAAATGACATGCTGTATCTGTCGTTACTCATTCTTGGTCAGGATTCCTTTTTGTAATGCTCGGCAGCGCCACCGGCCTTTACCCATTCGTCCACTTCATCCTTCTTGAACTTCCAGAGGCGGCCCATGCGATGCGCGGGCATTTCATGTTTATCAATCCACTTGTACACGGTGTCATTACTGACCCCAAGGTACTTGCAGATCTCACTTATCGATAACCAGCGGTCTTCCATCTCGGCCATTTCTCAAGCTCCTCGTGGGCGATTGGGGTTAAGCCATGCGCTCGCCAGAGGCGAAGTAAGGGAAAACAAGCGGAGTTCTCCCATTCAAATGACTTGAAAATATACGAATTGGCCGCCGGTTGTCAAACGATCTTTACCGATTAAAGCCGATTATTTGCTAACAAGGTCGATGCCAGACGCCTGATCCGAGCCTGCTCCCTGTGTCGATGCGCGGCATCCGGTAGGTCCAAGCCGTAATCGAGGTGCGCCCGCTCAGCACCGCCACCATCACCCGCTGGTACATGCTTTGCCCGTCGGGCCGGAATCCTTCCAGCCGGTCGATGGGCGGCAGGTCGCGCTGCGGGTCGGTGAAGGTCACCAGTTCCCCATGGATCAGATCCCAATCGCCGGTGGGTCGGCCGAAGCGTGGTGTGCCGATCTCTTGTTGCCTGCGGGCGTCGGCCAGCGGATCGGCGGTGCCCCGGGCCAAGATCAGACCTTCCGGCACCTCAAGCGCCGGGAACCCGGCATGGAGGTCGTAGAGCCTGCCCCAGACCACGGCCGGTTCGATACTGCGGACCTGGGCGCAGAAACGTTGATGGTTCCAGTAGCCCCGCTTCAGGGTGCCGTAGACGAAGAGCCGGAGGTTGGTCTCGGGACTGTCCTCCGGGTTTGTGTTCAGCTTTACGGTGTCTCCAATGTTCATGCATTCACTCCTTCGGGCAGTGTCCCTTTGCGCTCCTGGGGTATAAAGCGGAATTCGCTGTTGCTGATGGCCCGCACATCCTCATGGCGGATGGTAAGCATGGTCATGGGCGGCACCTCCAGTTCGCGCCAGCCCTTCTCGTTGTCCACGGCAAAGTCGATGAAGGCGGCCTCCGAGGCGTAGAGCACCACCCGGTGCTGGCGGTGGATGCGCAAGCAGAGCGGCTTGTTGCCCTTGAGCACGGTGATGGTGCCGGGGTCGAGCTTTGATGCCAGCACGGCGCTCATCTGGCCGCGACAGAGGGCGAGCGCCTTCTTGAGGTCCTTCTGGTCGATGGGGCCTTCGGGCGCGAAGCGGTCGGCCAGGCGGAAGATCAGCTCGCTGTCCACTTCGGCGTAGCGCGGCAGCCTAAGGCGGCGGAATAGATAATCGGCGTTGTAGATGGTGCCGTTGTGGGTGCCGATGACGATCCCGGCCCGGATGGGATGGTTGTTGCGGTTATTGAACTCGTTGCCCCGGGTGCGCCAGCGGGTGTGGCCCATGAGGATGGTGGTCTCGTTGTCGACCTGCCCGAGCAGCTCCTGGAACGGTTTTTCGTACACCAGCTCGTGCGCCCGCATCGGCCGCTTGAAAATCCGGTGGCTGCCGTCGGTCTTGAGCCAGGCCAGACCGGAGGCATGCGGGCCGCGCTCCTCGCTGTGCAGCAGCATGCGGATAAAGACCTCGCGCAGGTAATCCCGCTCGTCGGGCCGTCTGCGCTTGCGGCCGAAGATGACGCCTACTTGTCCGCACATGGAACCGGGTCCTCCTTGCCGTCGAAGTTCTTGCCGAGCGGCCTCGTCCCCTCGAGAACAAAGGCCGCGTATTCACGCCGGTGGTCCGCCAGCCACTCGGCCACCTCCGGGTAACCCATCTCGGCGGTCAGCCGGGTCACCTCCGGGTGGTCGAGCATGTTGGTGCGCCCGGAGAGCCGTACCGTCTCCAGGGCTTCGAGGAAGCGGTCCGGCCAGGGATCGCTGGCCTTGTCGTCGGGCAGAAACTCGATCAGGCCGTGCCGGGCCAGACGGGTGAGAAACTCGGCGGCCGCAGCGGCGGCGTCCTTTGGCAACGGCTGGGTCGGCCCGCCTTCTATGCCGGAGAGCACCTCGGTCATGTAGTCCCGGGGCGCTCGGCTGGCGGTAAACGGCGTCTGGCCGCGCATCAGCTCGACAACTTCGAGGCAGTCTGCGGCCTGCAGGGTTTCCCCGCTGCCGGGGATCGGTTCACCATCCAGCGTGGTGGAGCGGATCAGAATCTTCATGGGGCACCTCCTTAAACAGTGAGGCCGGGAACATGCCCGGCCTCGTTGGTGAGAGTGGTGGTTTCGGTCTCAATCGGGAGGCCGTCCTCCGGTTTGGGCCGCCCGTTCTTGAAGGCGGCATCGCCGGGCATGTTGGCCATCAGATGCTTGCGGGCGGTCTTGAACTCGTCGCCGATCAGGCCGAGGTGGAGCAGGAAGACCCTGAAGTCATACTTGGCACTCTGGGGATCAAAATCCCGCTTGCGGCTGGAGGCGGCCCGGCCGTTGAGGGCCTTGGCGGCGACCGCGAGGCAGAACTGCAGGTAGGCCTTGATCCGCCCTGCGTGGAGGGTCGCCTCGAACCAGCGAAACTCCACCGTGCCCCGATACCAGACGTTGTGCAGGTTGACCCCGTGGTAGCGGCTGTTGTCGTAGCGCTGGGGCTGGCGGTTGTGGTAGCCGTACCAGATGCGGTTGAGCTGATCCTTGGTGCGGGGGCGATGCTGTTCGATACGCTGGATCAGCTCGTCGCTGACCGGCCGGGTGTAGCGATTGAGGCGGTCGCGGCTGATGCCGAGGGCATGGAGGATCAGCGGTTCCTGCTTGTAAATGATCTTGGCCAGGTTACCCAGGTGCCTGCCGTCGAAGGGCGCGGCGTCGATATGGATGTGGATGCCGCACTGGCTGTTGATCTTGCCCCCGGCGCGGCGGATGGCCCGGACCACCTCCTGCAGTTGCGGGATGTCGTCGTAGCCGAGCACCGGGCTGACCATCTCTGCTCGCAGATGGGCCGGGACGCTGGTCAGGGAGGCGTCCCCCACCACCTTCCAGACGCGGCCGCGCAGGTCCTCGACCTCCCAGGGGTCGTAGTTGCTCGGGATGCCGACATGGCGGACCGTGCCGCCCACCACCGAGTGGATGGCCCAGGCGATCTGTTCCCGGGTGCGTTTTACGGTCTCGATCTCGATGCCGTACTGGATCTCATTCAGGTTCATGCGTGCCTCCGTCGTTCATGGCGCTTCTAAGTCGTTGCCTGGCAGGGCTTTTTAGCCTCTGCTTACACCATGAATGAATGCTTCTTTCCGGACACAAATCAAGTAGAAGAACAGCCGAAGCCGACATTTAACACGTTTATTTTCAATGACTTGCAATTCGAGCCGGTCCTCATGACGCAAGGACGGGAAAACCCCGGACAGGGCTTGCCGTATCCGGGGTTTTGTTGGGGTGGTAAACGGTTGAACCGGTTCAGCCGAGGGCGGTTTCTCCGGTAATCAAGCTGGTATGCAGTTCCAGATTACGCGACTCGTCAGCCCTCATGCGCCTTAGCAACGCAGTAAAGGCCTTAGCCTCGTCGGGCGGCAGACCCGAGGCCCGCTCCAGTCGTACCAGGCGCTGGTGCAGATTTTCGAGCAGGCCCAGGGCATGGTCGCGGATCAGGCCATCGCGCTTCTCCTGCGGCGAAGGGATAAATTCGGTCATGCCGCCAGTGCGTCGAACGATCATGGGCATGCCTCCTTAGCTCAGGGTCGCGCCCAGCGAATGGATGCGCGGGTAGCTCAGCGGCGTTCCAGTCATCTCGGCCTTGTAGCGGACCTTGTTGCCGGTGTTGTCGGTGAAGGTGCGCACCAGTGTGTACTCGGTCCAGTTCTCGTCGATGGGCCGGGTGTCCTGAATGGTCATCGCCTCCCAGGTCAGGCCGCCGTCGTTGCTGGCGAACCATTGCAGGGTGGTGCCGCTGGGGATGCCCATCTGCACATAGGCCTTGGTTGAGTCCACCCCCTGGGTCAGTTCGTTTTCACGGGTCAGGTAGGCCCCGGTGGACTTGTTCAGGTAGCCCACCAGGTTGACGTCGCGGAAGTTGATGGCCGGGGTGTCGTTGGAAAGCGAGCTGTTCAGACGCACACGCACCTGAACCCGAGTGGCCAGATTGGGCAGCCGTTCCTCCTCGGCGGGAACCAGGGCATCCCAGGTCACGCCGCCGTCGGTGGAGTATTCCCAATCGAGGGCGGTGCTCTGGGGGATGGCGGAGTATTCGTCGAGGTTGATGTCGGAGAACTGCACGCTGGTAATCGGCTGGAAGCGGATCATCCCCTCGGACTGGAAGTTGTAACCGTAGATCTTGATCGCCAAATCGGAGCCGTTGAGCGGCGTCCAGGTCTCGGCGTTGGAGCTCTCCAGCAGCACGCCCTCCATGTAGGCCTGCCGGGTGATGATGCCCCAGCGGCCCATCTTGCCAAGGGTGGCGGTGCGCACCTTGTAGTTTGTGCTGTTGGTCAGCAGCACCACCGCATAGCTGCTGTTGGCTTCGGCATAAAACGGGTCGTTGAAGCGAATCCGGGTCTCGCCGCTCAGGCTGATCTCACTGGGAGCCAGCACCTTTTCAGCAAAGACCACACCGTTGGGCAGACCGGTGGTGACGCCCCGGATCTGAACAGTGACCGGAATGGATGGGTCTTTGGCGGTGAAATTGAGCCCGACGCTGGTGACCACCTGGTTCTGGGTGAAGCTGAAGGTCTGGGCCAGTGGATCGCGAGGCACGAAGATGGTCTGGGTGCGCCAGACCACCTGCACCACCGGCACGCGGATAATGCGGTTCTCGATGATGCGCTCGATGCGGGTGATAACCAGCGGATCGTTGATCTGCAGGCTGGTCCGAGCCGAGTAAACGCCGTCGTTCATCTCCACGATCCGGTTGCCGTTGCGGGCGTTGGTCGGAATGGTGAAGGAGGCGCTGACCCGACCGGCTTCGTCGCTGATCAGGTTGCTGGCCATTACCTGGCCGTCACAGCGCAGCACGATGCCGGATTTGCTTGGGGTGAAGTTGATGCCGGTGACGGCAATGCCGGTCTGCCCGCGCCGCCCGAGGTTGGGCGTACTCTGCAGCATGGCCGGAGGCTTGTCGAACACGGCGTAAGGGTTGATGTTGCGCTCCTCGGACCAATCGTTCTGCTCCACCAGCACGGTCTCGTTGCCCGGCAACAGTGCCAGGCTGCCGAAGAAGCTCGCGTTGCTGCCCGCCTGATCGACCGAGAGCACCGTGGAGTGCGGAATACGGTCCGGCGCGACGAACCGGGCGATCTCGTTGACCCGGGCGTCCCATTCGGCGTGGTAGATGTCCGACTGAGCGGTGTTCGAAAAGTCGTCCGAGTAGATGCCTTTCTTGGTCTGGGCGTCCCGGTTCTGTAGCTCGTTGTTCATCTGGTACTGGGCATCGTTGTACTTCAGGTCCTCGACGTCCTGAATGATGTCGTGGATCTGGTCCATGGTGATGCGGGTCAGGCCGAAGTTGCGGATCTCCATGTCGGTGGAGTTGGGCGGGCAATCGATACTGCACAGCCCCAGGGCGTTTTCCGGCACGATGGGCAGCTTCGGAAAATCCGCCGGAGCCCCTTCGAGGCGCTTGATCTCGGTGGTGGTGGCGTAAACGATGTCGCGGCGGCCAAGGTAATAGTCGTAATCCAGGCTGCAGTTGGAGCCGTTCACCGGCTGGTCGCCGAGGCTGCCGCGCCCGAAGTTGATCACGTTGAGGTTGCCCAGCTCGAGCTGGACCGGCGACATGGTGAGCCCGGCCGTGTTGGTGGCCGGAGGCGAAGCGGTAGTGGTTTCCTCGACGCCGTCGTCGACGTAGGAGATCGCCTCGCTGCCCAGCTCCATCAGGCGCTTGTAGTCGGTGCGTGCTCCGTTGGTGGCGGCCCGGTAGACACGATAGCCGGTCGCGCCGCTGACCGGCAGCCAGGAGAGCTTGTTGAGTTCCCCGGCAACGGTGGCCCGGGCGATGACCGCAGCGGCGTTGAAAGCTGTTTCGCCGGTGGCGTTGTAGGCGGTCACCAGATAGAAGTAGTTTCCGGCAGCCGGATGATTGGGTTGACCGAACCAGCCGCTGTCCGCGTAATCGGTGCCTTTGAGCATCTGCTTGGTGTAGGTCCAACGCACCGTGTAGGTGGTGCCGATGGCCGGTTCGTTGCCCGAGCCGAGCCAATCCACATGGTTGCCGGACTGCTGCCAGTCCACCCCCTCCTGGAAGATGGACGCCCCTTGGCTGACCTCGAGAATGTCGACCACCGGATTGGGATCGAGCAGATCTTCACCGCCGCCGACCGAACCGCGAGTGACGTTGCGGGTAATCTCGACGATAGCTTCCACCTGGGTCGTCTCCTTGAGCGGCGTGGAGTTGACCGGGTAACGGCGCTTGTTGATGTCGAAGGTCTTCTGCTCGCCGCGCACCGATTTGGTGGCAACCGATTTGGGCACCTGGGTCGAGGTGGGCAGATCGCGTTGATGCCGGAAGCCCTGGATGTAGGCGCGTCCGGCGTTGGTGATTGCCTCGATGCTATCGTCGTCGGTGCCGCCGATGAACGTGTCGAAACCTTTCACCAGGTAGCTTCCGGCCTGGTCGAAGGTTCGCTCGGCCAGGTTCTGGATCAGCGAATTGAGCCCCTCGGCGGCGGCGAAGGAGAGCTGGTCTTCCGTAATTGAAGAAACCGTGATCCGGCTGCCGGGAAGTGTGCCCAGCAGATCCCGCAGGTAGAGATTGGACTTCTCTTGCACCGTCGGGGTGACATCGCCGTTCTCGCGGTCGAATTTGTAGATGGGGATGACTCGGCGCTCGGTGACGTTATTAGGCAGCGTCTGGCCGCTGGTATCCGTCGCCTTGAGAGAGAGAACCCATTTTTCCCGTTCGGCGGTGGGCTCGCCGGTGGCCGGGTTGATCAGGCTGGGGTCCTGGGTGTAACCGTAACTGTATTTCAGCAGTTCGACATAAACGTATTCCGCTCCACCGGTGGTGGCCGGGTCATAGGTCAGCGTTGCGCCATTCACCTGTTCGATATGACCGTCGATGTAGACCACGCCGGGAGCCAGGGTCAGGACATTGGCGACCGCGCTCACTTCCAGCCCGGCCAGGATCGAGCCTTCGTTGAACAGGATGTCGGCGATCTTGCGCCGCTCCTGGTTGATGAGATCCTGTTGCTCGTTGAGTTCGGAATCCAGCAGGTCGCGGTCCTGGTGGTAGCGGATGCGCTTGTAGTTCTTGGTCAGGTCGAATGTCTCGCGTGAGATGCTCATGATTGAATCCTCCAGTTAGATCTTGATGATCCCGACCAGCTCCACGCGGGTGTCGGAAATCTTGTTGAAGTCGGGAATGTTCTTCACCTCGTAGAGGTAACCGGGATGCTGCACCTCCCCGGTCGGATTGGTGTCCTGATGGAAGATGCCGCCCATGGCGAGATCCCCGTTGGTGCTAGCCACGTACTGCACGTCGCCGCCGAAGAAGCCGTATTCGCGGATGGTGATGCCGTTGGCCTCGGCCTCGTCGAAGCGAAAGAAGACGCCGATGGTGTTGGTCTCCTCGCCGGTTTCGAGGTAACGCACGCCGTTGACCAGCAGCGCCCCCTCGGCATCCTCCTTGAGGAAGGTCCGCTTGTAGTAGCGCTTGCGGGCGCGTTCGTTTCTGAGTCCGGCCTGGCCGATCTCCGGCGCGGGTGGATTCTGCGGGTCGGCGAAGCTGGCATCCCCGTCGCCGATGGCGCAGTGGGTGATGCCGTCCACGGCCTGGCCGAGGAGGAGTTTGGCCGTCAGTATCCGGCCGGTTTTAACGATAAGTCCCAGTGCCATTGCTGTTCTCCTTTAGGTCTGAATTACGTGGTCTTGATCGATGAGCACCGCGAACAGGATCTGCCGCGTGTCTGTCAGCAGCCCGGCCGGAATCGCGATGCGCTGAACGGTGTCGGATCGGCTGATATGTGCGCCCGACGTCCGGACGCTGGTGTCGATGCTCCGCTGCCAGAGGCGCGTCATCCGCAGCGCCGTGTCGGCATCGACACCCAGACGTCCATGGATGACGAGCCACAGGTCGGTGTTCCGGTTCAGGCGGTTGTGGATCACTTGGCCGGTCCTGACGATCCTTGCGATTTCAGCGAGAACACCCACTTGAGCCTGCGCGGCAACTTCAATGGAACGCTGAATGCGACAGGCGAGATCCATCTCCGCTAAGATCCCGCGCAGGAGCACCTGACGGGTGTCCATTTCGCTCACCCGTGATCGGGTCACCCTCGCGGAAATATCGATGTCTATCGTAATAGCTGCCATCGGAGCTCCTTAGAGGATCGGGTTTTCCGTGCCGGTCAGGCGCAGCTTGATGTCGAGTTTGTTTTGCACCGGCGTGCCCGGGAGCACCGTGCAGCGTCGCCAGAAGGACAACGTCTGCTGGAAGGTCTTGTCGCCGAGATTGAGCGGTCCGCCCTGGATGGCGGTGTCGAGATCCACCTGGGTCAGAGCCAGGCGGTACCACACCGATTCGTCGGTGCCGGTCTCGTCGATGGGATCGAGCACCAGCCCGGTGTAGTCGTAACCGGAATAGAAAGTCGCCCCGGCGTTGTGCGCGGCCGGAGCGGTGTTGGCCACGCCCCGTTGCACGGTGAGATTGGCGGTTCCGCCGCCGCTTTCAATGAGCATCTGCTCGCCGTCGATGATGATGAGTTCGCCGTCGGCAAAGCGCGGTTCGACCAGCGCGATGCTGGTCTGCGCCAGGTCGATGGCCGAGGCGAGGCTCGTCTGCTCGTTGGCGACGTGGAGTTGCCGATCCTTGATGTCGCCGTCAGTACCGTTGTAGCTCTCGGCCTCGGGACGGCTGAAATCCCCCTCTGAAATCTGCTGGGTCAACGCTTCGTCAAGATAGAGATGAATCGCCATGGGTTCTCCTTCAGGTGGGCCACTGGGTGGCGCGATAGTTGTTGGTGGCGGCCTCGAACCCGGCCTGCGCCGGTGCGTGCAGATCCTGCTGACGGAACAGCCAGCGGTAGGAAGGCCGCGACCAGCGGAATCCGGCCTGGTTGAGGCGCATGCGGCTGATGCGCATGGGTCGGGTCCGGTCCACGGAGAGGCGCAGACCGGTGGTGTTGAGCGGACTTGCGCCCAGCTTCATGGTTTCGACCCGATGACGCTGGAGAGAGCCCGTGTCCACATAGACTTCAAGCGAGGCCCGTTCGCCGGTCAGATTCGCATTGCTCAGATACCGGGTGTTCAGGGTGTTCGCGTTGAGCCGGAACACAGGCCCTCTCCGCCGCCATCGGTCGATCCGGTCGACGGCCAGAGTGACGTCCGCATCGCAGCCAGCAGTGGCGGCGAGCAGCAGATTGCTGATACCGCCCTGGTTGGCGGTAAGGTCGAGACCCTCGTTCAACCTGGCCCGACCAAGCTGAAAGCAGAGGCGGTGACGGGATTCCAGCGGCAGATGCAGGTCGTACTTGGCCTCCGCCCGCTCGGCCGGTTCCGTCTGGTTGCTGAAAAAGAAATCCTTCTGCCGAAAGCAGTAGCGCAGTGCGGTCTCGCCATGGGTCAGTGATTTACGGTTGAGATGGCTTTCGCCGAGCCCGAAACCGCTCTCCAGCACATCTCCTACGAAATCGCGGCCGGTGTAGATGGGCGTGCAGAAGGAAACCCGGTCCTCGCCGACACGGGTGTACGGAAGCCGCCAGTCGTTGAGGGTCCGGTGGTTCAGACGCATCCGATTCTGGCGGCCGTGAAAACGAGAGACCTTAACGGCGGCCCGGTCGATCTCCGGAATCATCTCCGTGGTGCTGGTGAGCTGCAGCAGCTCCCAGGCCTTTTGCTTGTTGGTCAGGTGACGGCAGGAGCCGAGGGAGGAATGGCCAAGGACGAAGGTCTCGTCGAGAAACGCCAGCACGATCCGGCGCACGGCGTTGGCGTGCCCGAAGTCGAGCATTGCGCCGCCTTCGATCCATTCGAGCAGAAACTGGAGCCAAAAACAGCGGGTGCCCGCCGGGTGATGAAACACCAGGGCGTCGCGCAGCCCCTCGGTCTGGTTGAGACAGAGCACGCGAAACACGCCGAGGCTGAACACCAGCCCGGGCAGCTTGGCGTTGCTGAGTTTGGAGCGAGCATTGAGGCGCAGCGCCGAGCGGAAGGTCTCCTGCAGTTCCCCCTGCCAACCGAGCGCGTCAAAGTCGCGCTCAATGGCCGGGAGGGTCCCCTTGCGGCGATAGATTTCGACCGCCTCCCGCACGCGGCGGCGCTGGCAGTCCGGCGAACAGGTGCCGTCTACTTCGAGGCCCACGAGCCTCGCCAGCAACGGCAGAAAGCGTTCATCGCAGTGATCGACGTCGAAGATAGTCGGGAAGTCGTCGATAGCCTGCTTGAGATCGTCCAGCGTTCCGGAAGGAAGGCTCAGAAAGGTGCGCAGGTCACCGGCCTCGTCGTTGTGCTCGTAAAGCGGCGGCAGCAGGCCGAGCAGATTGTCCTTGAACCAATCCGACATCAACCGGCCCTCCGCAGATCGAGGTTGACGCTGCCGAGAACCGGAATTTCGCCGTGGCGCAGTTCGATGTCCTGCTGCGGCGCGTACAGATGCATGTGGCTGACACCGCGCACGCCGTCGATCAAGACCACCAGGTCGGAGAAGTGAATGGTCTGGCCGAAGGAGACCTGGTCGAAAGAAAAGAAATCGGAAAGTGCGGCTTCGATGCGGCTGCGCACGTTTTCCAGCGGTTCGCCGGGCCAGATGTAGACCTCGGCGTCGATGGAAACGGGGCGGTAGATCGGGTCGCACAGGTTGATCTCGACCGTGATGACCTTGCGGCGTTCGAAAAACTCGGCAAGGTCCCGCTTGAGCAGCGCCGAGGGCATCCCGCCGCCATTGGGGGCGATGGCCAGTTGGACGTTGTAATAGCGGATGTTCTGACAGGCATTCGTGTCGAGCACCTTGGCCTTGGCGACGCCGGGGTAACCTTCGGCGAGCGCCTGGTAATCCTCCAGGGTGACGGCCTTCCAGAGACTGCGCAGCTCCGCCGGTGCCTGTCGGCGGGCGTGTTCGAGGGCTTCCCGCGAAGCGCCGCCGGTGGCGGGCACCGGGTTGGCGACGGTCAGGGAGACCTGGCCGCCGTCGAGGTAGACCGGGCTCAGCAGTTGGGTGATCCGGTTCGGACCGAGATTGCCCTGGTCTCCGATGGTCTGCAGATAGCTGACGGTGATGGCGCTTCCCTGAGCCGGTACAGCGCCGCTTTGCCCGTCGCCGAAAATCAGGGTGGAGATGTCGAGGGCGTCCAGGTCGGCCATGAAATGACGGCTGTCGGCCAGGCTGTCCTGGAAGTGATCGACCTCGCTCCAGGCGTCGTCCCCCACCGAAACGGTGATGGTGCCCTGAGCGATGAGGTCGCCGGTCAGGCGGAAGCGCTGGAATGGCAAGCCCGACGACGTGAAGGTCTCGGTGCGGCGCACGCCTTGCCGGGCCGGGATGTCTACCGAGAGCACGCCTCGCGGGATCAGGCCGTCCTCGACCGTCTCGAAATCCGCTTCGCCGTCACTCAGCAAGGCGCGGCAGGCCGTCCCCGCCGGAATGGTCAGATCCTTGCCGAGCGGGGCGGAAAGCCGGAAGCGCAGCGTGGTGGTGGAGGCCACCGGCGAGTCTAGCCGGTAGCCGATGAGTTTGCAGAGGTTGATGACGTTCTGGCGCTGGCGGGCCGTGGGTAGGAAGGCCTCCGCCGCCTGGGCATCCAGGTAGTAGGCCAGCATGTCGCCCACGCCGCAAAACAGATCGAGCATGACGACGCCGAGATCGGAGTGGTTGAAATCGGTCCAGCGGTCGGTGAGCTGCGGGATCTTCGCCAGCAGCTCCTGACGGATCGATTCGTAATCCTTGTTGATGTATCCGATGCTTGCGCGGCCCATGGTCTCTCCGGTTTTCGGCGGTTATGCGAGAGCGCCTGATGCTCTCGCCACGCCGGTTACTTACCGGAAGAGGCCTGGATGTGTCGGAGGTGGGATGCCTCAGAGCGGGCCGCGCAGTTGCCAGACGGGGTTGGGCTGCCCGGAGGTGTTGTTGAGGTAGTGGGATTCCTTCTTGCCTTCGAAATAGAACAGTCCGATGCGACCCGGCTCCAGCGTGGTGATCCGGTGAATGGTGCCAGCGGCGTTGTCTTCCGCCTGACTCTGGGTGTCGAAACCCAGACCGCTCGCGGCCAGATAGAGGGCATGCTCGGCCTGGGGCGCTTCGGTTTCGGGCGCTCCCTCAAACACCAGGTAATGGCCGTGGTTGTCACCCGGATCGCTGACGATCCACTTGCCGTTGCGGTCCTGAAAGGCTCCCTCGATGTAGGCGACTTCGTATTCCCCGGCTGGCCAGAGGAAGGAATCCGCCGGATCGGGGCTCATCTCGGCCGCGTCGAACCAGAGCAGATTGAACAGCGAGCGCACGTCTGGCGATAGGCGCACGCTGCGCACCGGCGGCGGTTCAGGCTCGGGTTCCGGTTGGGGATAGCTGGGCGCGGGATTGTTCGGGTCTTCTCTGTAGAAGGGATAGACCAGGTTGCCGTCCACCTGGCTCTGGATCACCCGGTAGGCGATATGCACCAGCAGCAGGTTGCCGTCGATGTTCAACGGCCGGTCGTCGAAGCGCACCTCCGTGATGATCACCCGCTTTTCCCAGCGTTTGATAGCGTCGATCACGTAATGGCGCAGCAGGCCCTTGAGGACCTCGTCGTTCTGTTCGAACACCAGATCCTTCAGCCGGGAGCCAAACTCCGGATTCATGAACCGTTCGCCGATCCTGGTGCCGAGGATCTGCAGGATGCTTTCGCGGATATGCTCGTGCTCCCGCGAGGTGGCGGTCGAGATCTGGGTGCCGCCGGATACCGACTGAAACCGGAACGGGTAGCGCAATCCCTTGCCGAGGAAATCGTAGCTCATCAGATACGCTCCTCGCAGTCGATGCCGCACTGTCCCGAGCAGCCATTTTCCGAAGTGTCGTCGTCGATAGCTTCTCCCGGGAACCGAATCACCAGATCCAGACCGCTCTTGAGTCCCAGATGAATGGTGCCGTCCGCCTCGATCAGCCCGCCGTGGCCGGACAGGCCGCATTGGAATCCCTTGGCCCCGCCGGAGAGCAGACGAATGGCGATGGTTTCGCCGATGCCCTCGATGCGGCCGATGCCGATGATGTCGATAGGTCCGGCCGGATTGATCAGGGTGATGAACCGCTCCCGGTGATCGACGTCAAGACGGATGCCCTCGGGCAGATCCACCGCGATGCGTTCCGCGCCCATGGCGGTCGGCTCGGTCCCGGCAGGCAGTCCGCTGATACCGGCCGCTTCCTGGGTCGAACGCAGATAGGACTCGACCAGGGTGTAAAGGCGTCCCGGGGCGACCTCGATGGCCGTGCCGGGTCCGGGAGTGACGACCTGCTGTTCCCCGGCGTCGATGACGCAGATTCGCTGGTCGTCAGTGGTCCGCAGGATCATGCCGTCGGGCAAGGTAAAGAGCCGGTTGCCGTCCGGCAGATCCCGGGGCTCGGTGCCCGCTGGCAGCTCGACGAAGGGATAGAAATCGGGCTCCGGCTCGACCTGTACCTGATCCAGATACTCCTGCGTCCTGGCCTGCTGGGCCTCCAGATAGGCCTGGGCCTGGCCGCGCATCGCCTCCGAGGCGGCGTGACTGGCCTCCAGCAGCGTGCGGATGCCGGAAAGTTCTTCACGGATGCCGGACAGGTGATCGCAGAGCGCCCGTAAAACATACTGCTGTTCGCCGGAATCGGTTTGTTCGATGGTGGCCTGCAAGTCGGCGGGTTCTTCGGAAATCATGGACAACCTCCATTACATGCCGACATTGGCGGGTTGGGATTGATAGCTCATGGCGTTGACCGGCGTCACTGTCCCGGTCGCACCGTCGATTTCGAACACGGTCCAGACCGTGCCCGGGGAGTTGGGAACGGTGAAGGTCTGCTCACGGCCATCGCTCAGGAACACTTTCACCGATGCTCCGGACTGCGCCAGGCCGGTGCTCGGATTGGCGTTGCGGTTGGTGTAGTCGTGGACCGCGTAGCGGTAGACGCCGGGGATGAGCCGATGGATGGTGATGGTCTCCGGCCCGTAGGAGCTGGTGTCATCCACGTCCAATTCCGCCGCCTCGTTTTCGATGGTGTGGGAATAGAACACATGGAAGCGGCCGCCCGATGGCGTCGGTCCGGTGAGATGGGAATCGAGATCCCTGGGGTTGAGTCCGCACTGCAACACGATGCGGGCGACCTGGCCGTCGAGTTCGGGCGAGAGAACGATCTGGATGTCGCCGGAGGTGTTGGGGTCGGCGTTCACCCAGCCATGCCAGGCGATGTATCCAGACGCGGTGACCTCCACGTAATAGAACCCCTCGGGCACGGTCAGCTCGAACCCGCCATAGGCGTTGGCAAAGGTCTGGTATGCAGCCGGGCCGGTTTCCGAGCGGCGGAATTCGATCAGCGCGTTGCCGACGCCGCTGGTGTTGAGGGCGTTGACCACCATGCCGCTGAGGAAGACCGTGGCTCCGCTGGCAAAGTCCGGGTGGTCGGCGAACCAGGACGGATCGCGGACCTCCACCAGAACATGGCGGAGGCTGTCCCGGACCGAGGATCGCCAGACCATGAGCACGGCGTTGCCGATGGTCCAGCCGCAGCGAATGACGCCATCCGGCCCGATCTCCGCGACCTCCGGGTTGCTGGAGGCAAAGACCGGGGCGTCCACGTCGCCGCGCAGGGAGAGCGGAACCCGTTGCTCGAACTCGCCAGCGGAGAGGCGGATGGAGCGAGGCTGAACCTCCCAGTGGCTAAAGGCTGGCGGGGTATCGGTCATGAAGGGACATCCACCGGTGCGGAGACGCCGCCGCCATAGACCTCGACCTGGACGTGACGGAGGCTGAGCCGCTCGGGCGAATCCCAGACCAGGATCATGGCCGCCCCGGGAACGAAGCCGCACTCGACATTGCCGTCCTCATCGACACTGGCCACGTCGGGATTGGACGATTCGAACACCGGCGCTTCGGGTAGACCACGGATCGAGAGCGGAATGCGCTGGACGAATGGGGACCGCGAGACCCGGATCAGTTTCGGGAAGACATCCCAGTAGTGCGGTTCCTGCGGCTGTTCGAGATTGTTCATGGCGTCCCCCTCAGTTGTCGATGGTGTCGGGACTGCCGGTGACGATGATGGCTCCGCAGGCGGTGATGTCGCCGATGCGGGCGTTGGGCAATCCTTCGGTGATGGTGTCGAAGCTGCCGGTCACGATGGGCGTCACGCCATGCCCCGGGATGGGACAGACGTGCAGATCCCCCATGCGGGCCACCGGCATGCCGTTGTCCAGCGTCCGGCTCGCCCCGGTGATAATGACGCCGCCGTGACTGCTGATGTCGCCGAGTCGAGCCTGGGAACTCATGGGTTCACCTTCAGCAACAGATGGATCAGAAAGCCGACGAGTCCGCCGATGGTGCTGCCGATGGTCAACACCAAGCCGACGATCTTCCACATGGTCTCGGTCCCCATTTTGGAGCCGACCCGGGCATGCAGCCGGTCGATCTCCTCGGCGTGCCGGTGCAGATCGGAATAGATCGAGCGGACCAGCACCTCGACGTTTTCCTTGTCCGATTTCTTCTCGATTTCACGCTCGATCTTCTCGAGGCGGTCCTGGATTTCCCGGCGGTGGCTTTCGAGGATGCTGCGGAATTCCTCCCGCCAATGATCGAAGGTCCGGGCCAGCAATTCCTCGCTGGCCGAAAGTCCGGAGGGCGTTGTTGTTCTTTCTCCCATGCAATGCTTCCCTTCAAGTGTTGATCAAGACGGTGTTCGTCGAGCGAATGATGATGTTTCCGGCCACCCCATCCATGAACACGAGGCTGCCGGACTTGTCGGTGGCGCTGATGCTCTCCTGGCCGGGCGCGGCGTTCATGCGCACCACCTGACCGGCCTTGTCGGTGAGCCGGATCTGTTCGGCGGCGGCGGTGGAATCGATGAGGATTTCCTGGGTGCCGTTGAGTCCCCAGATGTGAACCTTCTCCCGACCCTTGGTGGTATCGATGAGGATCTTCTGCCAGCGGGAGCGGCCCTTGTCGCACGAGAGGATGTGGACCTTCTCCTTGTCCTGCCAGGCTTCGAGGATCACCTGCTGGCGGCAGAGGTCGGTGAGCTGGATGCGGGCACGGGAGCCGACGATCTGCGAGGCGATGTCGAGCTGGTCGCCTTTCTCGGCGTCCTTCGTGCCTCGGCGCAGGGCGTTGCCGCTCTGTATCTCCGGCTTCACCTTCCCTTCCATGGTGAGGATCTGTCCGGCGCGGTCGATGATCCGCAGCAGCTCGTCGCCGTCGCGGTCATCGGCCAGGATGGTGTGGCCGGTTTCGGTCTTGAGCAGGATCTTCAGGCGCGGACAGTAATACGGCGGATGGCCGTGGTACTTCTTGTGTTCGAGATCGTCGTGCCGGTTGGCCTGATGCTCGACCTTGTCCTCGCAGTCATGGCAGAAGGCATTCGCGCAGGTGCGCTTGGATTCCTCGGGCTGCTCGCCGGGATTGCTCTTGGCCAACCAGACCCCGGTCCAGATCGGATACTGGACGACGCCGCCCTCGAACTCGGCCCAGACCGAGGCCCCTTCCTCGGGGACCAGGAACATGCCGGTGTCGTCGTTGCCGCCGTAGGGGAAACAGGGAGCGGCCCATTCGGACCAGTTCTCCCGCCCGCTGCCGAGCACGGCGGGGATTTCCAGCCGGACCCGGCCAAGGCGTTCGGGGTCGTTGTTGTCGCGCACGAAGGCCCGGTACTTGCCGTACCAGCGGTTGCGGTAGCGCTCCTCGGATTGACGGTCGCGGGTTTCAAGCATGCTCCGTCTCCCGTTTTCGACTGGTGTCCCAGGCCAGCCAGCCGCCCAGGCGAACCGCCCAATACATGACCTGCCTTTTCCATAGAGGCACGCCCAGGGCCGCCATCAGTTCGAGAAAGACGCGGTCGGCAGCAAGCCGCGAGACCTTGCCGGTGTGGTAGAGGTAGTCGTGAACGACGGCCGCCGGGGAATATCTCCCCCAGGGCGGCACCACGCGCCAGAACAGGCGCGGCACCGAGGCGAAGTCGGTCTCGAACCCAGCGGTCACTTCGATGATGCGGCCAGCGCCGGTACGGACACGGAACGGCTGAGTCAGCCTGGCGGTCATTCCATTGGGAAGTATCTCCACCCGAAGCGGCCCGGAGAGACCCAGCGCGGTGCCCGAAAACAGGTTCTTGGTTTCGGCGCTCATGACCGCCACCTCGCCTTGCCCGACTGGCGCACATCGAGATGCACCCAAGAGGCATAGACACCGATGCCGCCCTCGCGGAAGAGCGGGATCTCCTCGGCGATGACTGCCAGTTCCTCGGGCGAAACGCCTGCGGGACAGCTCACGTCGGCCGCCATGCCCAGCGTGTGGAAACTCTGCTCCGCGCCGCCCACCGCCTTATTGTGCCGGTTACAGCGGAAGCCGCTGGTGATGGACAGCGGTTTGCCGATGCGGTCGCGCAACGCCTGCAGGGCGTCGACCAGGTCGGGATGGACCGCAGCCGAATGGCCGCAGCAGTTCTTGCCCTTGCAGGCGAATTCCGAACGGTTGGAATTCTTGCTGAGATCACCCATTGCCGCCTCCTTGTGTGACCGCGCCGGAATCCGCGTCGATGGTCACCATGGCTGGCGGCTCGTTTTGCGGCGTGGGCGGGGCCTCCTTGTCGTTGGGTTTGCCCTGGGACTCGGCGGACTTGTCGCCCGCGCCCTTGCCGAGGGCGTTCTTCTTGAGTTTGAGTTCGCAGAGATAGCCAGCGCCGCTGATGCTGTGGCGCACCGAGTGGCAGTAATAGATGCCGGAAAACTTCCGTCCCACGCCCTTGATCTCGACGTTCTTCTTGGCGCGTAGCTGGGGAATGCCGATGGTGGCCGCATCCGCCTCGACCTGGCGCAGCTCGGCCTCGCGGAATTTGCCTTCGGCGTTGTCCTGGGCGGGCTCCTGGCGCGGCTCTTCGTGAAAGCCTTCGGAACGGTCGAAGCTGGGCACGATCTGCCCCGTCTCCTGTTCCTTGAAGCTGCCTTCGCCGGTGTTGCCGTCGACCAGATAGGTTTGCTTGCCCAGGGCCGTCCGCTCGGGCGTGGTGGCGTTGTTGGCCTTGTGCTCGACCACATCCTTCTTGCGCGGGTCGATGCCGACTGTTTTGGTCTCGACACCCGCGCCCTTGGCTCCCTGGGACTGGGTGCTCGGACGGAACGAACGCAACAGGCCTTTGGTGTCGGTGAAATATTCGAGGGTCAGAAGCGGCGTCTGGTCGAGCTCGCGGGGATGGAAATGGAGTTCGTCGTCCTGGACGTAGAAGACATAGCCGCTCACACCGTCGCCATCGCGGTCGCGGGCCTTTTCCGCCAGCTCCTTGAGGAACTGAGCGTCCGAGATGTTGCTCTGAGTGACGCGGAGATGGTTGCCTTTGGTGGCCGTAACCACCGGCGTGAGGCCGTTGGCGGCGGCGATCTGCTCGGCGATTTCCGAATAGAGGATGCCGGGAGCGGGTTTCTGCCAGACCTTCTGGTTTTCCTTGCCCGCGAGTTTAAAGCCCTTGTCGTAGGCCTTGATGCGGATGGTCGGGTCGCCGTTTTCCGGAAAATCGTAATCGATGTCTTTGATGACCGCCTTCTTACGCGGAGAGAGGTTCCCCACGTAGCCGAAGCGGGCCACGATCTCATTGCCTTCCTGGAACAGAGGGTCATCGACGAACTGCAGGTTGCGGTCGGTCACCGACAGTTCGAGGATATCCAGCTCCTCCTCGTTGTCGGTGAAGACGAACGAGGTGATCTCCTGGGTGATGTCCTTCGAGAGGGCTTGCCCCTCGATCTGAATCAGAAATGTCGGTTTGAAGGTATCCAGATCCATGCGTCTCTCCGGCGGTTCGCAGTTCCCTGCTTACTTACCGGAAGGCATGGCGAGGTGTCGGAAACCTCAGTCGAGCAGGCGCATTTGAACATGTTCGCGGGAGGGAATGCGCAGCGCCAGGCCCGGCTCGAGTTCCAGCGGAAAGAAGATGTCGTTGTAGTCGCAGATGATCCACCAGAGCCGGACATCGCCCAGATAGCGGTGCGCGAGCAGATCCAGGCGGTCGCCTTCGACCACGGTGTGCAGGCGGTCGTCGTATCTGGGGGTGGTGTCGATGCGCTGGCGCATGCCGAGGGAGGTGCCGTCGCTGTCCCGGTAGAGAACGCAGCGGGCGTATCGGGAATCACGGCCGATCATGAGCGCACCTCCGACCAGTTGATGGAACGGTCCACGTATTCCTCGAGGACAATATCCACCTCGGCCCGTTGCGGCAGCAGGTTGTCCCGATCGAACAGGCCGAAGAACCGCGCCTTCACCTGCCGGACGATGCAGGTCACGCCGGGATAGAGATCGCCGAAGATGAGCAGCACGCGGTGCGGCGCATTCTTGAGCATGGTTCCGGCGTGCTCCGGGTATTGCAACGAGCGGAGCCAGTCGACCTTCTGCTTTACCGGCCCTTTGAACAGCTCGACCTTGAAGGCGATCCGGCGTGGTTCCCCAGCGACGTACTGGTAACGCGGATGGCTCATGCCGGGGATCTTGATCGTCGCGTAGTCGGTCGACTTCTCGTCGCTGATGGAGTTGGGGTTGTACTGGAATTCGAGCCGCTCCCCCGTGTCGGCATCCACCAGATATCCCTTGATGGGCTGTTGATCCCAGGCCATCCTTACACCTCGACAATCTTGATGATTGGCTTGCCCAGTTGTCCAGCCCGGTCGAGTTCCCGCCGCATGCCGCTGGAAATACCATTGCCGGTGAACGCCCACACCTCGTCGCAGCACTCCATAAAGGCCAGGCCGCAGGCGATACCCGTCTCCCGCTGCTCGGGAACGCTGTCGTCGGTGAAGGTCGGATACAGCAAGTGCGGCGCGAACGGCGCGTGGCCGCTTCTCATGACCTGGCGGCAAAGTGCCTCGGCGACCTTGACGTTTCGGGTTATGTCGCCCGCGAACGGGCTGCAGACAAAGATGCGTTTCATCGGTCCTCTCACAGGGTTTCGTAGTTTCTGATCTTCCGCTCCCGCAGGTCCTTGTAGACCGCCTCGGCCACCTTCCGACCATCGATGTTGGTGGTCACGCTCAATTCCACCGGGCGGTCGGCCAGGCCATCGAGGCGCGAGAGCAGGGATTCCAGCAGTTCGCGCACTCCCGGACCGGCTTCCTCTCCGCGCATGGGTGTCGCGGGAGCGGTGCGGGCCGGAGCGATCAACCGTTCGGAAGGCACCGTCTCGGTGAGTCCGGATTGCAGGGGCTTCGCTATCGGAGTCGGCGCGGTTGTCTTGGGCCGCTCGATCCCGGCCGGAGCCAGAGAGGCATCTCCGTTTTCCAGTGGCGGTTCCACCGCGAACGGCTGGATATAGCTCTTACTTACCGGCTCGACGGCCGCTGCGACGGTCTGCACGATGCCGTTCATCGGTTGCGGAGGCGGCGCGGCAGTGGCCATGACCGGCTGGAGCATCAGCATGGCGCTCAGGGCCTTGGGCACCAGGCGCTCGTCCAGACGCGGCACGAGACTCAGCACGCTTTCGATGATGCGTTGCCCAATCGATTCGGCGGGCTGCGCAGCTCCGAGTGTTTGCTTCTGCTCGGCCACCTGCGGAATCGGGGTCTGGACTCCCAGCATGGCACGAGCGGAGGAGAGCAAACCGTTGGCGATCCCAGCGCTTCTATCCTTGATCGCCTGAATGCCCGCGCTCGCGCCAGTGGAAAGCCTCTGCCAGAGGGTTTGCCCCTCGGCACCGGCGTTGGTAAAGATTCGACCGACAGCCCCGGGGACGGCCGACAGTGTGGCAACGATCCGGTTGCGGAGATTGACGGCTCCCGTGGACAGAGCGTCCCAGGCGTTGACCTGGGACGGCTTGAGCGCCAGCTCGGGTGTATAGCTAAACAGGGATTGTTTGAGACCGCCGAAGATGGCACCGGCCTTGGCCGCGACGGTTTGAGCCCCGGAGGTCAACCCATCCCAGAGTTTTCCAGCCATGCGGAAGGGAACCGAGGCGGCGTCCATGAGGTTGCCGCCCGCCGTTTTGATCTGCTGCCAGGCTCCCGCAGCAGCCGAGAGAATCCCGCGAGCGGCGAAGCCGAACACTTTTGCGGGCAGTGACTGAGTAAGGCTCATGCCCTCGGCGAGGGTCTTGAGCAGCGCGGAACCGGAAGCGGTCAGGCTGGAGAGCGGTCCTTCCCGGGCGTCGGAGAACGGCAGCAGATTGCGCAGCTTGCCCAGGGCGTTCTTGAGCATGGTGAAGGGATAGGTCACCGCCGACCAGATCCCCTCACCCAGGGTGATCAGCAGCTTCTTGCCCGCCTCGAAAAAGGTCGTGTCCCCGGCGAAGAAGGAGCGCACGGTGGCAAACAGATCGCGCAGAGTGCTGATGATCGGCAGGTTCAGAATCGCCTGGCCGATCTGTCCGGCGGCGTCGGTCACCAGGCGGCCGATGGAGGTGAAGATGCCGGAAATGAAATTCCAGACGCCGACCACCACATCCCGCGCCCAGCGAAACGGGGTGGCCAGAAAATCGTAGACCGCGCCGCCAATGGCCTTGAGGCCGTCGAGCAGGGAGATGTCGCCGCTCAGCACCTGCCAGACCGCATAGACGATCTTCCCGGCGGCCACGAAGGCCTCGCCGATCATCCGCACGGGCAACAGGAACTTGTAGATGAACTTGGCGGCACCGACCAAGGTGCCGACGATGATCTTGCCGACCCAGACCACGCTGCGCACTACCACCGCCAGGGCTCGCACGATGAGCGACAGGTTCCAGGCCACGATCTTCAGGGCGAAGGCCAACCCCTGAAGAAGCACACCGGCGACAGTGCCGATGACTGTGCCGAACGTTCGCCAGGACGAACCGTCGGTGGCGCTGGCGGCCACGCCGAAAATCTCCACCACCGAAAAGACCGCGCTGGCCAGTGCCGCATAGGCGCTCATCAGGGTGCGGACGGTCGGCTCAAGGATGGCTCGGATGCGCCCAAAGGCATGAGAGAACGCGCCCCACAATCCGGCCATGGCCTCACGAACCCGGTAATAGGCCTTGAAGACGGTGACCACGAAGCCCAGCAGCCCGGCGGATTCGAGCTTCTGTGCCAGTTCGGCCGACATCTGACCCACGCCGCCGCTGAGCGAATCCACCAGCTCTCTGATCCCCCGGAACGCCAGTGAGACCTTGTTCCAGGCTCCGGTGATGACGTCCTGGATACCGCCGAAGTTGGTTTCCCAGGCGCGTTTGAGCAGATACACCGAGAGGATCACGCCCGCGATGATCGCGATGACGGGCAGAAAATAGGTCGCGACCGCCGAACCCACCCCGGCCAGCGCGGCGCTGATGGCCACGAACCCGGCCTTGATGGCGGGAAGCATGAGTCCCACCATCCCCACGGCGGCGGTGACGGCTCCGGCCACGACCAGAATGGTGCCGAGGGCCATGGATAGTCCCAGGATCGCCCGGGTCACGCCCGGCATCGATTTGGCCATGCGCTGCAGGAAGAGAATAACGCGGGAGACACCGTTGATGACCGGTGTCACCACCGGCAGCAAGGTGCGTCCCAGAATTTCGCTGAGGTTGGCCATCTGCTGGCGCACGAGCACGAACCGGGCTCCGATGTCCTGGTTCATGGCGTCTGCCATCTGTTCGGTGACCACCGTGCCGGTCTTCATGGCGCGACCGACCGACTGGATATTGCCCTCGAGGGAATCCACTCCCGCCGACATCTGCAGCAGGAACTTGACCGCCTCGTCGGAACCGAAGGCCTTCTTCAGCTTCACCTGGGCGGCGGCATTGGAGAGATCGGGGAACTGGCGCTTGATCTCCTGCAGAATGGGAACCACGCCCTTGAGGCGGCCGCTGGTGTCGATGAACGACAGGCCAAGCTCGTCACCGGCCTCGGCCGCCTTCATGATAAACGCCTTGTACAGCGTGCCCGCCTCGGAGCCCGGCATGGTGGTTTGAAGCTGACCGAGCACGGCGAGCTGCTCGTTTAGCGGGATGTTGCTCGCCGCCGCGACCGCGCCGATGTTCTTGATGGCGTCGGCCATCTGGGTGCCGTTGGTCTTGAACGAGGCCACGGTCTGCGCCATGGCTCCAGAAAAAGCGGTCGCCCATTCCATGTCGTTCATGTCGGCCATGATGGGTTTGAAAATCCCGTAGGCCGTGGTGAAGGTGCCGACCATCTCCTGGGTGGTGGCCTTGGTCGCCTTGGCGGTCATGGCGGCCATGGAGGTGAAGACGCCCACCGCCTCGTCGCTGAGGTTGGACAGTGCCGATTTCACGTCATAGGTGGCGGTGATGAAAGCGGCCTTGTCGGCACCGGACCACTGGTTGGTGAAGGATTCGGCGGCGTCCTCGATGGCCCGGAGGTCCTGCACGCCGAGGGACGCCAGCTCGCCAAGGGCCTTTTGGGTCGCTGCGGTGGAGGCGACTAGAACTGCGGGCGCGGCCATCAGGGCCAAACCCGCCCCCAGCATCATGGTGCCTTGCTGGATGCGGTCCATGTTGCGGGTCATCCGCTCGCTGGCATCGGCCACGGTGGAGTCCAGATCCATCATGGAGCCACGGATGCGTTGCGCGTTCTGCGAAAACGCATCCTTCATCGATACCACTATGCCCAGTCCGAGATCACCGTTCATTTATGCCGTTCCGTTTGCTCTCGTTCGAAATCAAGCTGCCGCTCAAGAGCCTCGACGAACTGTCGCCTGACTCTGAGCGTCAGTGAGCGGGTTTCCGAATAGCCCCAGTGCAGTCCGCCGTAAGCGAGAAAGAAGACGTCGCTTACAAGCGAACTCCGGGGAACAAAAAAGCCGGTTCCGCCTCCAACCGGGTGCGGATTTTTGTAGCGCAGCCGTCGCATTCCATCTCGACCGAGGTGTCGATTCCGGCGTCCACCCGCGACATCTCCTGGCGCAGGGCACTGCGGTCGCGCATCGACATTTCCGCCAGGCTTTTCTTGGTGGGTGCCTTACCGTCGATGTCGATAATCCGGATCAGCATGGCCGAAGTGATATTCGGCTCACGCAAGCTGGCCAGGCGTTTTTCCTTGTTGCCGTCGAGATAGCCGAAACGAACGGCTTTCTTCGAGCCGGGTAGTTTGAATTCGAACTCCCGCTGTTCCCCGTAAGGCGTGACCTTCAGCTCTTCGAGGTTGACGGTCACGTAGTTGGTCATGCGGCAGGCGGTGTTGGGGCAGCTCAGCTCCAGCTCCACCTCGTCACCGAGGGAAATCTGGCGCAGACGGACGAGGGCGAACAGCCGGTCTCCAGAGAGCAGGTTCATCACCTCGCCGATATCCGGGTCGGTCTTGTCGCCCAGCTTCACGAAGCAGTTGCGAAGCACCTGGTTTATCGCCTCTCCGGAGCGGATCAGGCGCTGGTTGGTGAGCAATTCTTCTTCGGCACCGGTCATCTCCCGGAGCTCGAGTTCGATGCCGCCTGGTAGTTCAAAGGTGTACATGGTCGATCCTCCGGGTTAGGTCCAGTATTGGAAGCAGATGGTCAGCTTCTCGATGGTGTTTTCGGTGTTGCCGCCTTCGAGCTCGTCGTATTCGAGCGCCTTGACCCAGGCACCGTGCAGGGTCCAGCGGCGGGTCTCATTACCGGTGCGGTCGTAACGGACAACGTCGATGTCTCGCATGTAGTCGGCCGGAAGACCACCGGTGACAGCGTTCACGTCCACCTGTTTCTTGATCCACTCGCGGGCCGCCTCATCAGAGCCGTCCTGCAGGTTTCCTTTTTCGAGGGTTATGTCCTCGAACTTCACCCGCCCCGCCACCTTCTGGTCGAACATCGAACCAGCCGGGGCGAAGGCAACTTCCTCGAATTCGGTTTTAGGCTCCTGTCCCTTGTGGAACAGGGCCACGTCGAAGCCGTTTACCTCGATGGCGAACTGCCAGTTCTGGTAAAGGCTCTTGGGCATGTTTCCGCTTCTCATAGCCGTGTTCTCCCGTTAGATGATTTCTTTGAAGTCAGCGCCGGTGCTGGTCAGGATGAAGTTCAGCTCGATGAACTCCGCCGTCTTGGTCGGCTTGACGAACACGCGGGCCACCATTTCGTTGCGGTCGATGACTGCCGGGGTGTTGGTCTCCTCGTCGCACTGGAAGGCAAAGTCGTAGAGACCGCCTTTGTCCTTGATGTCCTGCAGGAAGGGGTTGATCAGGCGGCCGAGGGCACGCCAGGTCTGGGGATGGTTCGGTTCGAACACCACGAAGCGGGATGATTCCGAGATCGCTTCCTCCATGAACATCATCAGGCGGCGGACATTGATGCGGTCCACGGCCGAGGGCTGGCTTTGCAGTGTCTTCTGCCCCCAGATGTTGATGCCAGTGTCGGGGAACACGGCGATGACGTTAACCCCTTCCGGATAGAGCACATCGCGCTCGCCACGGCTGGTCTTGTAGGCCAGGGAGAGCGTGTTGAAGATGCGGCCCCGCTCGATACCGGCGGGCGCGTTCCAGACGTTGGTCTTCTGGTCGCTGCGGGCGATGCATCCCGCCACCGCGCCGCAGGGCGGCACCAGCTTCTTGCGCGAGTTGACCGGATCGCTGATCTCCAGCCATGGGTAGTAGAGCGCCGCGTAGGAGGAGTTGAAGGCCGCGTGGCTGTACATCCCTTGGCCCTTGCGAAAGTCGACCGCTTCGAGCGGCTCCAGGTGCATGGGCGTGTCGGCGATGAACAGCAGATCCTTGCGCCCCTCGGCATAGGCGATTCCGGCGTTGATCACCGGCACCGTAGTGACGCCGGGGACCATCAGCAGGTTCAGGGCGTCGATCTCGTCAAAGCCATAGAGGCCGGTATGCTGCGAGGGATCGCCGATGAAGTCTGCATCGGTCAGATCGGTCAGCCCGTTGTCGCCGCCGGTGAGCGTGAACACGCCCAATGCCGGACGGTCGCCGGGCGTTCCCGACGTGGCGGCCAGATCCTGCACCAGGATGAAATCCGAGCGGTCGTTGATCGCCAGCTCCACATGGTTGGGCTGGGTTTCGTCCATGCTCAGATCCTTGAACACCTCGACCACATCACCTTTGTGCCGGACCACCAGGTTGAAATGGTTGGCCGGATTAAGGGAGCCGTCCTCGATGGAGACGGAGAGCCGGTCGCCCCAGACGCCTTCGTTCACGGCTTCGATCCGCAGAGCGTCGGCGGGCGTCGCCTCCCGATTCTGCAGGACGATGGAAGACTTGAGCGCCGTCAGCGTGTCCCGGTCGGTGGGATCGGTGAGATGGGCGATGCGGTTGACATAGAGAACCGAGCCGCCGTTATCGAAAAACGCCCGGGCGGCGTAGGCCAGATAGCTTTCGTTGATGTAGGAGCCGAAACGGTTGATGAACTGCTCCCAGCTCGTCACCAGCACGGGCTTGTTGATGGGGCCTTTCTCGGGCACACCGACCATGGCGGCCGACGAGGTAGAGATCTGCTTCACATAGAAACTGAAGTCCGTTTCCCGGGTGTAAATCCCGGGCGATAGATAGGTCGGCATGGTTATTTCCTCCGCTTGCTGGTGGTCTTGGCCTCATCGGTTCCGGCGTCCTCGGTCGCCGTGAGCGTTTCCGGTTCCAGGGTTGCGCCGCCGGTCAGGTCGGTGAGACGCACCAGGCCGCGTTTTCCGGCTGTCCGGATCTCGGCGGAGAGGTCCTTGCGGGCGATGCTCTTGCGCTCTCGCGGTCCGAGGTGGACGGTTCCCTGGCCAGAGAGGTTGAACGTCAGGGGTTGAAACTGCAGATTTCTGATTTCGATCACGGTTGTTCTCCTTTACGGTTGAATGGTTCGTTGTTCTGTCACGTCGCCGTGAAACTGGAAGGTCCGATCCCGGATCAGCTGACCGTCGCGCAGGTCGCCGTCGTACACCGGGCAGGATTCGATGCGGATGCGTCCGGAGCTCTGCCGGAGATTGGAGAGGTTCACCCGGGCCAGACCGCCCAGAGGAACCAGTTCCGTGAGGTTCAGGCTGCCCTGGTCGGCGATGACGATCACCGGGTGGAGTTGGATAAACCGCGACACCGACTCGTGAAACTCCAGCAGCTCAGACTCCCGGCCCACGGTCACCACCAGATCGAAATCGAGGTGATAGAGCCGGGGAAATCGACACTCCTCGAAACTCAGCTCCGCGACATTCTTCTCGAACAGGCGGCTCTGGCTGCGGCGAAAACGGTCTTCCGTCAGCTTCGGCCCCTGGAGGATGACGCTGGGGGTGCGCTGGACCTCGAACAGGTCATCCGGGAACACCAGCACGGTGTCCGGGTGGATGACCTGCTTGGCCAGGCGGATCAGTGTTTCTGTGACGGTCTGTATCGTGCTCAAGGGACGCCTCCGTTTTCTGCCTGGTTACTTACCGGAAGCGCTGGCGATGTGTCGGAGGCTCAAAGCGCGGAGCGGATCGCCTCGCGATAGTTCTGGAGGATCTGCTCGCGGTACTTCTCCATCACCGGATGCAGAAAGGGTCTGGCGGGGATGATGATGGTCGCGCCGTTCGGATGTTTGATGGTGGCCCCGTACTCCATGACGGCACCGATGTTCACCATGTCTTCCCCGTCCTTGTTGACGGTGCCGCGCAGCAGGCCGACGAACGCCTTGTCGGCCATGATCTTCTGGGTGATGGCGTTGACGAGAAAGCCGGTGTCGATGAGCGCCTTGCTGGAGCCTTTGCGCTCGATGGTGCTTTCGGCGAGTTTCACGAAAGCCTGTCCTCCCGGGGCCTGGGAGCGAATCCCCCGCTGGATCTCACGCACCAGAAAAAGGGCGTTGCGGATCGTGGCTTGACGCAGAGCCGTGGCCAGGCGCGGCCCCATGCCGGTGGTCAGCTTGGTGCGGGCCTTGTCCCAATCACCGGTCCGCCTAACGCCCATTGAGCTTCACCAGTTGCAGGTTCTTGTGAGTGACGGTCCCGAAGAAGTGTTCTTCTTCCACGCTCTGTATGCGATAGGTTTCCCTGTCTGCGGCCAGGCGGTCTTCACCATGAACGTCGGCATCCGGAAGGACACAGGCGAGCGCGTCGATCTTGTCGCTCAGCTCCTCCGGCGGGGTTTCGTTCAGTTCGAGGGGGATGACAGAGACTTCCGCGTAATCGGCATCGTCGGTACCGTAGAGCCGCTCGCCGGGGACTACGCGCAGGATGCGTGCGGTCTGACCCGAGGAGAGGATCAGCCGGGCGACGTCGGCCACGGCTTCTGCGCGTTCCCGGTCATTCAACAACATCGAGGTCGATCCCTTGTTCGTAGATGACCGGCGTGAGGCCGCCCGGAGTCAGGATGTAGGCTTCCCGGTCGAGCTGGGTGGCCGGGCGCAACTCGGTGAGCCGCTGGCGGTAGTCCGCGAGCAGATCGGCCTCGAGCTTGGCCCAATGGCCAGGCTGGCCGGTTTTGTCCACCCGCTTGTCGCCGCTGGAAAAAGAAAAGGCGTTGGCGGTGGCCGACCGCATGACCTGGCAGGCGTGGATCTGTGCCATGATCACCAAGAGCTCCCGAACCTCTCCGGAGGGATCGGGGATGATCTCTCCGGCCGTTACCGTCAGCGTTTGGTCAAGATCGCGGCCGACTCGAAAAACGGCCTTCCGGACGCATCTATCCAGAGTCTGGTCCTCGAAGAGAGATGCGCCCGGATCGGAAAGATCGAGCCGCAGGTCGGCGATCAGATCACTCAGCAGCACCTTGCATGCCCTCCAGACGGCTCTTGAGCGCGTCGATCACCGTGCGGCGTTTTTCGGTTTCCATGTAGCCCTTGAGGGTCTCGGGATTGGCCTCCTCGTTGACCTTGGAGATGGCGTCGGTGGCGGAGAGCTTGCTCAGATCCACCGGTTCCGCGTCCTGGTTGGGCTCGGAACTCACGACAGGTTCCTGCTTCGGTTTGTCGGCCATGGCCAGGCGTCCGTTTTTCAGGGCAGCCTGGATTTGTTTGGTAAAATGTTCCACCTCGACGACCTGTCCGGGCTTGAGTTTCAGCCCGGCATCAGGAATGACCAGGATACCGGGTCGGATGTTCTTGATTCGATTCATGTCACGTTACCTCCCGGATTACGGAACCAGTTTGATTTTGGCCATGATGTCGGGGCGGGTAATGCCCTGGCCGATCTCGGACCACACCAGCCAGCCGGTTTTGAAGCGGGTCTTCTGGTCGATGGACTCCGTCTTCAGGTTCTCGCGAACCGGCATCTTGCCGACCTCTTCATCCGGGACGATGATGATCTCGTCCAACGGCATGGAGGCGGTCAGCAGAATGCCGCCGGTGCCGTAGTTCTTGATGACACCCTTCTGGCGCAGCTCGAGCTTGGTCTGGGGATCGAGGTTCCAACCGCGCATGTCGTTGAACCGGCGGCCGCGCATGACGATGTACTTCACCGACAGCTCCAGGTCCTCGATGATCGAGATGGCCTCGTTTAGCGCCTCTTCGGTGAGCACGTCACCGGCGACCTCGATGATGTTGGACGCCGGGATGGCCGAGGACAGCACCGAAATGGTGCGCCGATCCATCTCCTTACGAATGGCGTCGGCGGCGCTGGTCTGGATGTCCATCAGCGTGCCGATGTTGCCATTTTTGAGGACGGAAACATCCACCATCGGATTGGAGTGGATGCGGTTGGTGGGGAACTCGACCTCGTCCTTGCCCACCTCCTGTTCCTGGGCGTCGCCATCCTTGCTGATCCAGTGGGCCTTGACGGTCGGTTTTTTCTGGTAGACCGGGCGTTCGCCCTTGGGCAGCGTGTGCTTGGTGAGCAACAGCGAGGAGATCTCCTTGCGCTTGATTTCCTGTTCGATAGGCGCGGCAATGGCGGCGGCCAATGCCCGCATACCTTCGGGCGACTCGAGAGCCTCGCTCATGAGCCGCGCCATGGTTTCCATGTATTCCTGAGAATGAATCTTCAACTGATTGGTTTTCATGTGCGTTGGCTCCTTGGATTAGACGAACAGGCGGAATTTGAGAATGCCGCTCTGTACGGAGATGGCATGGGCGACCTGGCGTTCTCCCGCAGCGATACCGTTGGTCAGTCGACCGTTGGCGGAGACTTTCAGGTCATCCCCTGCGACGATAGTCCCTTCGAAGACATCGGTCTCGTAAACGCCGCCGTCGCAGTAGATGCCGGGCATCTCGCCACCGGCGTAGTCCTTGATCAGGATGCCGAAGGAGCGTTTGGTGGGGTCAGTGTTGACGGCGAACAGGTCGTTGCCGACCACGCGGACTACCTGGCCGAGCTGGCCGTCGCCCTGGATGTGGCCGTCGCCATAGGCGAGGCTGCGGTGACACGGATTGATAAATGACATGGTGTTTCCTCCTTATGCGTTGATTTCCGAGTGTTCGGGAGAGTCCTCGCCGACACGGTTGCGGTAAGCGGCCATGAACCCGTCGCGCAGACGGTCTTCGAGCGACACCTTGCGGTCGTCCACATCGTGGGGTCGGACACCGGCGTCGCTGCGCAGCGGTTGTTCCGTCGATGCCTTGGCGGCGGGCTTGTCCCCCTGGTCATTGGCTGCGAGTTTCTCTTCCTTGGCCGATTTGGGCAGACGCTCGTAGGCCGCCTCGGTGGCGGTGAAGGCTTCGTCGGACAGTTCCGCCAGGCGTTTGAGTTCGGCGTCACGGTCCACTTCGGAGGCAAAGGAGAGTCCCTGCTTCTCCAGACGGGTCAGGAGCTTCTTCGCCCGGGAACGGCAGGCTGCGGCTTTTTGCTCAGCTTCCAGTTCCTGGACGCGTTTCTGCAACTCGGCCACCTGGGCCTTGAGCTGCCGGTTTTCCTTTTCCAGGTCGGAAACACGGGCAGGATCGCCTTCCTGCTGGGCCGGTTTCTTCTTGGCCGCGTCTGATTCAGTCTTGGCGGCCGGGTCATCGTTGGGTTTGGTTTTGTCTTCCATCGTGGAATCTCCTTCGGGTTGGGATTGGTCGGGTTGGCTCTGAATCGATGCCACCTGCAGAATTCGGGCGTTCTCGTCCGCACCCTTGCGGTCGAGCAGGCCCAGTCCCGTGAAAGTGACACCCTGCAGTATTTCGAAGACGGGTTGGCCGTTGAAATCACGGCCCTTGAACTTGCGCAGGTGCGTGCAGTAGTCGGCCTTGTTTTGAAAGCGCTTGTGGCAGACCGAGCATTCGCCTTCCTGGTAATCACATTCCATGGAAACCTGGGAGATGATCCCGCGCTTCATCAGCTTGTAGGCGAGTCGAGCCGCCGGTGTGTCGTGGACGTACAGTTCGCCGACGCATTCGACCCGGCCGCCGTTGTCGTCTTCCAGATAATCGGCGGCGACGACGCCACCGACGATGTCGTTGAACTCCTGAGAGTGCTGCAGATCGACCTTCTTGTTCACGGCCGTCATGTGCCGACCGGACAACTCCTCGGCGGTGAAGTGGTCGCCGTTCTTGTTGGTGCCGGTACGGCAGAGCACGAAACTGAACTGGGGGTCGCCCGGTGCCCCGACATCCATGGCTTCGGCAGTGAGGCGTTCGCTGTCGCCCAGCCGGATGTCCACGGGGATGCTGGTGTGGAAATTCGCAGCAGCGGCCAGCGGCACCGGTTTCATCTCTTGCTCCGCTTTGGCTGTTGAGCCAGGGATGCAGACGAACAGCCGTTCCTTGGCGTTGGAGGCATCTCCGTGCCTGGAGGTGATCGCGTAATGGTGATCTTTCGATTTCATCTGGCTTTGCTTGCCGAATGAACTGATGATTTTCTTCATCTCCTGCTCATTCGGATAAGCGTGATCGCGGTAGGAGATCAGCCAGTGTCGGATGTGCTTGGCATTGCCGAGAAAGGTCTGGAAAAACTCGCTGGCATTACCCTTGGTGACCGTCTTGTGGTCGGTCTCGTAATACTTGACCTTGGTGTCGGCCTTGATCTCGAGGCCGTCCCAATAGGTCATGAGCCCCTCCACGAAGTGGTAGGCTCGCTCGTAATTGGTGGTGGAAAATTCGGTGGCGTAAGGCGGGTCGAAATAGGCCAGATCCGCCTTGGCCTTGGGCAGCAGATCGTTGATGTCTTGGCGGTGGGCCTTGTTCTCCTTGCCGTTGTCGAAGACCAGCGCATTGATGCGTTGCAGGTTCTTGCGCAAACGGTCTTTGAATTCCTCTGGCGTGTCCTTGCGTCGACCGTAGTCGGTTGAGGATGAAAAATGACCGAAACCACCTTTGCCGCTCATGCAGGTCTTGCCCAGGCCAAACAGGGCGATGTCTTTTTTGATGCCGGAGAGTTTGTCGCAGTTGGCGCGGATCGTATCGATCAGCGCATGGACGCCCTTGGCAAAAAAGATCCCCTTGAAATTGTCCTGAACGAAGCTGCCAGCCTTGGCGTTGTCGGCCAGGAGCGCCTCGATTTCGTCCTCGCTCAGGCGAACCGAGTTGTTCTCGATAATCGCCTTGGCGGCGTGGTGGCAGTAGCGCAGCCGGTCGTTGGCGATGACCTGGAGGCCCTTGGTCTTGTACATGTAGGCCACGACCGCAGACCCCGAGAAGGCGTCGAGCACGGTGCCAACGCCCTCGGGGGTATGCTTCCAGATCCAGTCAACGAGTTTCTGCTTACTACCGATGTAGTTGGTGATGTACTTGGGGCGCTTCTCGGGAGGAAGCTCTTCAGGAGCGGACTGATCGGCGGCCTCCGTCCCGAGCTCGTCAGGATCGCAGGTCAGCGCCGCATCGGCCTCCAGTAGAAACGCCAGCCTTTCCAGGTCTGTGGCGAACAGTTCCATCAACGTCTCCGGTTAATTTGCTGGGCTCTCCGCGATCTGCGGGGAGCGTTCAGCGGTTACTTACCGGAAGCGTCGGCGATGTGTCGGAGGGTGACGGCGAATTTCAGATGGCGTTGTTCAGCCGGGCCAGAACGGCTTTGCCGCAGGCGTCGAGGGAGGGGTATTCGTCGATCTCGGCAATCTCCGAAAAGACCCCGTCGTAGGGAGAGCGGGACAGCCGGTGGTATTCGAGAAAATCCGCCGGAAGCGAAGTGGCCCCGGCCTCGACCAGACGGTTGACCACCCAGGCGGCCTCGTCCTTGCGGTCGACCAGCCCATCCGGTCCCCGGTCGAGGTAGTACATCTCCACATCCAGGCCGGGACCCGGCCCCTGAACCCATACACCCACGGGCACGTATTCTGGAACGGAGGCTCGCCGGTCGACCAATATCGAGTCGATCATGTAGCGCAGTTTCATGACCAATCCTCCGCAATTCTGAGATGCTCGGCCAGAAGCTGGTCGTCGATCCGGCGGAATCTCTCGGCGTTTTTCTGCCGGTAGGCGATCCATCTTTGCCAGTCCGCCGCGAGTTCGGGTTCGGAAACGGGCTCGATCATTTCGACATGGTGAACCCGGCCCAGGTCGTCGGTCAGATCGACAATCAGCCAGCCTTCGACCTCCTTGCCGTCATGTTCGGCCGTCAGGGTGTCTTCGATCCTGACATCGACGACCTTGACGGTGTGGGCGTGCTGAAAGCCCTCGTCGTAGCCCAGCGCCTTCCACAACAGCCAGAAATCGGTGCGCAGGTGGTTGCCAGCGGAATCGAAATGGGGGCCGATCCGGGTGACGGTGAAGCTGCCCACCAGGGTATCCAGAAAGAGATCCCCGGATTCCCTGACAGTCATGCGGCTGCCCCGGCTGTTGAACCAGTGCAGCGCTTCCTGCAGCCGCCCTTTCTCCTGTTCGATAAAGTCCTTCATGGTCATTGTTTGCGTTTGCTCCAGCTTTGCGGGGTATGGACGATGTCCTCCACCTTGCGCCCGTCAGATAGTTTCTTGATGCCGCGCCGGGTGAAAGTCTGGATGATCTCCCGGCGTTCGTTGTCGCTGCGGGCCACGACGAACTCGATGTTGTCCAACAGCGTCACCGAGTATTTGAAGATGGTCTCGTTGCCATGGCGTTGCGAGAACCGCTTCCAGTCGTCGATGCTGGCCCCCCGGTTGCGCTGCACGTAGTCGTCTATCACCTTGCCGTAGGCGTCATGGTCGTAGCTGATGGCGTCCATGCGCCGCAGCATCTGTTTCTTGAAGTAGAGCGCCGGTGAAGCATCGCTGACCGGTTGTTTCTTGATCCGGGTGAAAAAATAGCTCGCGCCGCCGGTCTGCATGTCGGCCACCGGGGACATTCCACCCGGAGCCACACCCATGCGCATCTTCTCGACCGTGCTGACCATGGCTCCGTTGTTCTCCATGATCGAGTCGATGAAGCCGGACATGCTCTCGCCGTTGGTCAAGTCGTGGACCAGCGAATAGCCTTTCATCTGTTTTTCAAGATCTTCCTCGGTGATATCGAATCGGAACTGGTGCCGGTACCCGCCCTTGGCGTCGCGGTCCAGAAAACCTGCCTGGTATTCGCCCAGCGGGTTGTATCCGGAAAGCTGGGTTATGTCCTGGACGCCAAATTCCTTTTGCCAATAGCCGCGCAGGGCCTGGACCCGCTCGGGGGTGGTGGCGTTGCGGTCGTCGAGGGATTTCTGCAGCCGTTTGTAGTCGGCGCTCTTGTCGGTCTTGCGGATGTAGGCGAGCTTCTCCAGATACATCTGTTCGGCGTTTTCCGCCGTGGCCACCCGGGTATCGATCCCGAGCTGTTCGAGCTTTTCCAACATGGCCTCGACCCGTCCGGGGGTGGTGTCGCCATCCAGGATCATTTCCAGCTCGCCGCGCTGGGCGTAAAGGTTGGTGTCAGTCCAAGGCCGATAGCGGACTCGGGTGCCGTCCTCGAAAGTCACGGTGTACTGATGCCCGTCCTGCATGCGGGAGTTGTGATTGAACAGGGTCCGGTTGTCGACGTCGTCGGCCTCGACGCTGATGGTGCCGGAACCGATCTTACGCTTGGCGTGGGTCACCTTGCCGCGTTCCACCTTGAACGGCGGTTTCTCCTTGGGTTTCTGTGCGTCGAGCTTGGGCAGGTACTGCTCGAAAACACCGTTGGTGGCCCGGTCCCAATCGACGGACTCCTCGATCTCCTTGACCCATTTCAGATAGTGGTCCGCCATTTCTTTGACCTTGGGATCGGCGCTTTTTTGCAGGGCCTCGAGTTTCTTGCGCAGGCGCAGGGCCTTGTCGATCTTGGTCCGGTTGTACTTGCCGTCACCGACGTGGAAATTGACGTTCTTGACGGCGTCCAGAACGGTCTCGAAAAAGTTGTCTTCGTTTAGCGGTTGCCCCTTTTCTCCGGCAGTGGTCTGCACGTACTTGCGCAGCAGCTCGTCGATGCGGCGGTCGGTGTCCGGCCGGATCTTCATCTTGACCACGGTGCGCTTTTTCCCTTTGAAGGTTTCGGTGAAAATCAGCGCGTTCTGATCCTCCACGTCGCCGCTGTCGAAGGGCAATGTCTTGCCTTGCCAGCCGAGTTTGCGGGCTTCCTCGACCAGGGCTTCCTCGGCGGAGGAGAGCAGCTTTTTCTTGCCGGTGGCGGCGGTCAGCTTGTCGAAACGGAATCCACGATCCCCCAGCACATCGGCGTAATAAGCCTCGAAGTCCCGCCGGAGATTGTGCTTTCGTTCCAGGGCCAGATCGTAAAAATGCCTCAGCCCGGCCGGGTCCTTGGCGAACCGGCCCTCGGCGTAGGGCCGCAGCAGACCGAGATAATCCTCGTCGGCGATCTTTTCGACTTCGTGGATGTAGCGAAGCGTCGCGTTCGGATCGACCCGCACCTTCCCTTCCTTGGCCGCCCGGAAGACCTTGTTGTAAAACGGCTCTTCCTCACCGCACGCCCCGTTGGGGTGGTAATCGAGCGAGAGTTTGTCCTGTCCCAGGAACTTGAAAGCCTGGCCTTTGTCGATGCCGTGGACGCGACCGTCCCTGGCACGGATGAACTGCTTGGAATGCCCGTCGTGGTTGGCGATCAGCCAGTCGACCACGTGCTCGCGCTGGATCTGTTCCAGTTCGATGGTGGTCAGATCCTGAGGCAGGATGTTGCGGAAATCGAAGTCGTCCCGCAGATCGGTGCGCCATTTCTGGATGGAACCGATGCGGCCGTTCAACTGGATGGTCCGGACCTCGATGGCGTGGGGATCGATCAGACGGCCGATCTTGTAGGCGGCCTCCTCTCCAAAGGCGATGAACTCATCGTCCTTGCGGCCATTGGGTTTGAACAGCCATTTGTCGCCGTTCTCGTCGGTCCAGAACTCCTTTTCATGTGCGCCGCCGACAGCGGCCTTGCCGGATTTCTTGAATTTTGACGGCAGTCCCTTTTGCTGCCATGCAGAATCGGCGTCTGAGAACTCCGCACCTTTCTTGCCGATCTTGGCCTCGGACGGCTTTACCGGACTCGGCGGCTCCTTTTTCGGAGTGATGGGCTTGGCTTGCGCTGCTTTCTTCTTGCCGCCATGTTTTTCGGCCCAGGCGGCATGCTTGGCGTCGATGCTCGCCTGAACCGCCTTGATTTTCCCCGGGTCGGTCTCTGTAAAGAGCGTGGTCAGCTCGTCTTTGTTGGCCCATTGCCAATACTGGACCTTGGTCTCCTTAGCGAGTGTCTTGAGCTCGGTCGATTTCAGCTTGCCGATCTGGTCCTGGAAGAGCTGTTTCTTGAAGGCGATTTCCTTGCTGTGGGCCGCAAGCATCTCCTGGGGCAGATCGGTGCCGACGGAAACCGCCTGTTCCGCCTTGGCAATCGTGTCGAGGAAATCCTTGTAGCCTGTCGGCGAGTCGGGAACGACCACTGCCTTTGCGGCGTCTTCGAGGGCCGTTTTCTGTTTCTGGATCAGCTTCTGCTTGGCGTCAGAGACCGCCTTTTGCTTGACGGACTCGGCCATGTCGGTACCGGCCTTCTTCTGCAGCGCCTCGACGAGCTGCTGTTTGTTCTTGAGAATGCCGATACCGTGCTTCTGCTTGGCTGCCGCGAGTTCCTTGCCCATCAGTCCGCTGTGGTCCACGCCGGGCTCCAGCTTGTCGAGCAGCTCGATGGTCTCCTGCTTGGTCATGTTGAGGGAGATGCTGTTCTCCTTCGCCATCTCCTTGAGCTGCTGGGCGGTCATGCCCTCCAGCCCCTCGGCGGGCGGAATCTTCGCCATCTGAGCGGCGAGCAACTTGGCCTGTTTGAGTTCCGCCTGCTTCAGTCCGAGCAACTCGATCAGTTCGTCCTTGCTCCGCAGCAGGCCGATCTTGTGTTCCTTGAGCTTGGCGCTGAGCGCCGCTCCGGCCAGGTCACCATGATCGATTCCCGGCTCGGCCAGATCGAGCAGCTTGATGAAATCGGCCTTGGTCCGGGCGATGGCCACGCCGTTCTGTTTCGCCAGGGTCTGGAGCTGTTTGACCGTCAACGAGCCGAGCTCGGTGATGTCGCCATTTTCAAAGGCGCTCTTGAGCTTGGCGTTCTCCTTGGCCTGGGCATCGGCCATGCCTTCCAGCACGTGGGGCGGGAGAATGCAGGCGTCCCCCTGCGATGCCTGGGCGGCGGCCTTGGCAACCATCTCGCTGCCGCAGACGGTCATCGGCCAGGCCACGACGTTGGTGCAGCGGCAATGCGGATGCGCGGGTTGCTGGGGGAACTTGTCGATGGGAAAGGTCTTGCCGTCCAGGCCGCCACAGACCGGGCACATGCGCTCGTCTTCCATAGCCAGCCATTCCAGCTTCTGGATGCCGACCCGCTCGTGGAACTTGAGCCTGCCCATGTTGTGGGCGCGGAGGACCTCGGTGCGGGCGATCATCTCCATGCGGTACTGGGCCTTGCTGAACACCCGGCTTCCGGCCTGGCGGAAGGAATCCTTGTCGATGATCACCTTGCCCATGTCCCGGACGATATCGTCGGCTCCCTTGCCCGTGGCGATGCCGTTCAGGATGGTGCGCTTGATGCCGTCTGAGAGCTCGCGATGGACGTCACCGGCGAGCGTGAGGTTGTATTGCGCCATGAAGTCGAGGGCACTGGTGTCGACGATGGTGAAGACCTTGGTGGCCAGCTTATCGATGCCTTCGGGTTTCAAGTCGGCATAGAACGGCAGCGCCGCGTCGGCGAACTCTCCGATTCCCTGTTGGATGCCGAGCTTGAAGGAGTCCTTGGTCGTCTTGCGATAAACCAGGGTCTGCTCCCGCTTGAGCCGCTTCATGGTGTCGTCGAGTTCGAGCTGGAGCTTTTCCAGCCCCTTGAGGGCGGCGAGCTTGTTGTCCGGCAGCGAGCCGAGGGAGCGGTACTGGAGGATGGCGCGGGCGACCTCGTCCTCAGCCTGTTTCAGCGCCTGGGTGAGCTGGGCCGTGATCTGGTCGTTGTAGAGGTTGCGGGCCGTCAGGCTCTTCAGAGTAGCCGCCTGGATGCGCTGCTTGAGGTCCGATGACATCAGCGGGGCTCCCGGCGGTCGATGAAACGACAGGCCGGGGCGTCGAAGGTGCGCTCGCTGTTGTGGACCCGGCAGTGGTTGGTGGCCGTGTCGAAATGGCTGCACTCGTCGCACACGGCCGCATCGCCGGTGGATTCCAGATCTCCTGACCAGACGAGCGCGGCCTCTGCTGAAGTCTCGTTGTCCTCGGCAGGAATCCCGAGCATCTTTCTGGCGCGAGGCACACTCAGGATGCCCGAGACAACCATATCCACCACGGGCTTCACCTGCTTTTCGTCCATCAGGTCGATCTTCTTACTCTCGGTTTCGCGATTGGCGGTCTCGATGTCCGGGTCCAAGTCCATCTTGAGCTGGAGGCTGGAACGGCTGATGAGCTTGCGGTCGTAGAGTTCGATGAGGAGTTTCTTGAAATCGACCGCGTCGCTGGGGTCGAGGTCGTTGAAGATGAACTGGAGAGTTTTGTCGCCCTGGCCGCGCAGCTCCATCCAGTCGTCGAACACCCAGTCGAGGAGCTTGCGTGCGGCCTGTTTGATCTCGCGGATCATGACCATCATCTTCTGCATGCTTACCGAGGCGGTGGCGAAATTCGGGCCATCACCGGTCACCAGCGAGCGCGACAGTCCCAGGGCCACCACGACGTCTTCCTTCACCTCCTTGACCTTGTCCTCGACATTGAGAACCTGGCCGTCGGTGCCATGAGTTTCGACATTGACGTAGAACGGCACCACCAGGCCACTTTTCATGTCCATCTTGTTGACCATGTCGCGAACCTGTTCGAGCATCCGCTGGTCCGGCATCACCATCTTTTGCCCGAACGCGCCGCCCACCTTGAGCAGGCGGAACGGCGTGGCCCAGCGCTTGGCGATGGCCTGTTCGGCCCGGCGGTAGTCGCGTAGCAGTTCGATGGCCTGAAAGGCGGGAAGCACGAGAGAATTGCCCCGGGGCGAAAAGGCCGGAGCGTCCCATTTGAGGTGGACCACCTGCTCGACGGGCAGCGGGATGGAGTCGCCGCCGCCGGGTGTGTCCTCGGGAAATTGCCGGGCCTCGATCAGCTCGCCCTGGGCGTATTTGACCTTGACCGAAACCGGGTTGACGCAGACCAGCTCCTCGATGTCCTGGCCGGACTGGGTGAAACGCTTGAAGCCGATGGCGTCTCCTTTCACCAGGAGCTGAAGGACCATGTCCTTGATGAATTGCGAGATGTTCAGCCGCCAGGCGGCCTCCAAGGCCTGCTCCTTGAGGTTCTCGTCATCGCTGGTGATCTTGATTTCGTCGCCCACGGCGAAGGTGCGCCAGGAGTTGACGCAGTTCTTCACCAGCGGCTCCTCGACGTAGTATTCCCAGGCCTTGCGGGCGCGTTCCTCCCAGGTGGCCGGAATCGCCTCGGCGGCGTTGACCTTACTGAAGGCGGCTGAATCGAGGGCGGCCGCTGCTGCCAGTGGCGCGATGACAAAGCCGGTGGTGTCCAGGCTTTCCGATTGTTCGTCCTGATGGGCGGTGCTTTCCACGTGATCCTCTCGGTAGTTTCGGCAATGACAGCCGCACATCCGGCCCGTATGGGCCGAACCCGGCTTGATGCCGGTTACTTACCGGAGAGGGGTGGAAAGCGTCGGAGGATGCCTCCAGACAAAGCGTTGCCACTTCCTCACAACGGATAATGATTTGTCTGGTTCAGATAAAAATCGGGTTGGTGAGCACGGGGTTGAGCGAGACCACCTCTTCACCGACCGGGTCGAGGTTGCCTTCCTCCCGGATCAGCATGGCGCAGCGCACCGCGTCGATGATGTGGTCGTTGCCCTTGGAATAGATGATCTTGCCGTCCCGCAGGGTGTAGGTGTGGGTGGTGAACTGGTCTTCCACCTCCAGGTCGTCGGAGGGGAAAATGAGCTGCTTGCGTTGCAGTGCCCCGTTGATGAGGCTGGTCATCAGCTCCTTGGTCCGTTTCTTGATTTCCTTGCCGTCCCGCACCGCCAGTCGGGTCATGCCGCCGAAGTCGTATCCCTTGAGCCTGCCTTCCAGCTCCAGCCCCCTGTATTTGTCCAGAGTGAGCAGTTCCTGCACCACGGCCAGTCCATTACCGCCGTTGTCCACGCCGATGCCTGCCGGGGTGTAGTACCGCTCCAGCAGGGCGAAGATCTGGGCGATGTGCGGATAGGAAACGTGTTCCAGATGCACGCGCAGGATCATCTTCAGCAGGGTCCGCTCGCCGACCTCCATTTCCTGGAAAACAATGATCTCGGTAGGATCGTTGGTGTAGCCCAGGTCGCCGCCAACCCAGAACTGCCCGCTGCGGGGCGTGAGGTTGAGCAGCATCTCCAGCCGGTCGTGGGCCGCTTCCTCGGTGTCGCAATCGCGCAGCTCGGAATCGGTGATGACGATCTTCTGATACTCCAGCAGATCCTGCCGACAGAGGTTGAACTGCTCGACATTGAAGGCCCCATAGGAGGGCTTGCCGTGTTCACCGGCCACCTCGTGCTGCCAGCCGGAGCTGTCCCGGCCGCCATAGAATTCCAGCAGTTCAGACTCGCGGTCCTCGGTCCAGAGCGGATTGAGCCAGGACGGCCAGCGGAACACATGGAACTGGTCGGACGAGGTGAGCCGGTAGTAGGTGGTGTCGCGCAGGCCGTTGGGCGTGGAGTAGATGCGCAGAATTCCCCCCGTCTTGAGGCACTGGCGCAGCGCCTTCCAGGCCCGCTCCGTCAGCCAAGCTCCCTCATCGACCCAGACGCGGCCCACATGCAGAGACCGAAAGGAATCACCATAGGCCCCAGCCGGACGGAAATAGAGCACCGAGCCATTGGTGAACTCCAGCCGGAAGTAGGGTTTGCGGTTGATCTTGGGCTTGCCGTACTTGGTCAGGGCGATGCTGTTCATCAGATCCGGGTTGGTGTCGAGCTGGTACTCGATCTCCTCGATAATGCTGTCGAGGTGCCCCTGGTGCGGGGCCGCTATCAGGCCCTGGCCACCCCGGGTGGTGAAGGCGTAATGGAGCGCGTCGGTCGAGAGCACAATGGACTTGCCCACGTCCCGGCCGTCGAGGTGAATGATGTTCCTGGCCAGACAGCGCAGGTCCTCCACCTGATGCGGCCAGTAGTCGCGGCCTGAGCCATCCCGGTTGTAGAGGTAGGCTTGCCCCCACAACACGGGATCGCTCAGGGTCGCCGCGAGTTTGCGCTCCTTGTCGGTTACTGCCATCAGTGCAATCCCATCCTCAAGGCATTGCCGAGGATGCGACCAGCGGGATGGTCCATTCGAGAAACTTCTTCAACATGTTGATCTCCTTTGGGTTATGGGTTTGGGGCATATGCAGAAAGATCTCTGCAAACACTTGATTTCCAACGAAATAGAAGCGTCATTGGATGTGACGCGGGATGGTCCCGCATCCACGAAAACCGGAACCGGAGGCAGGCCATGACCTACGACAGAAACCGCCAGCAGGCACTCAAGGCGTACCGAGAAAAACAGGAGAGCATCGCCCGGCTGATCGACGGCATTCGCGGCAAGCTCGAAGCGGACGCGAAGCAGCCGGACATCACCTGGGCGAGCGTCGGCTCCCTCGGCCACGTCGAGGAGCTGCTGCGGGAGCTGGACGAGTTCCTGTCCTGAACACGCCGGGCCACCCTGAAAGGAGACATAGACATGAGTGACTGCACCGTTCATCAGACCGCCGAGGCCTTCATCGGCCACTTGCGGGAATCCGGAAAGAAAGAGCGGACCCTCTACACCTACCGGAAGGACCTCGACGTGGTTGAGGCCTTCTTCGGCGCGGATCGCCAGCTCGCCGAGATCCGGCTTCCCCAGGTCGGCAAGTTCTACAAGTCCGACCTGCTGCTCAAACTCCCCGACGGCAAGGAGCGGGCCGAGCGCACCGTCGCCAAGACTGTCCGGGTGTTCCGCATGATGATGGTCTGGGCCAAGGAGTCGGGTCGCATCGAGGAGTTGCCGCTGCCCAAAAGCACGCCCATGGGCCACAGCCGGGTGAAGGAGTCCAGCGATGAGCAATCGAACGGCTGACCTCGATCTGGCGGGCGCGACAGAGGCGTTCTGTGCCCGCCTGTCGGCCGAAGGACGCTCCCCAGCGACCATAGCCGCATACCGCAGGGATCTTGCCCTGTTGGCCCGTGTGGCGGAGAAGCTGGCTCCCGGGATTATCTGCAGGGAGATTACGCCCGGGCTCCTCGACCAGGTGTTCTCCTCCGAGGCGGTGGCTGACAGTGAAAGAGGTCCGCGCTCAGCCGCGTCGCTCCATCGCATGAAGGCGGCCGTGCGGTCCTTCTTCGCCTGGGCCGTCGAAGCGGGCGTAGTCGATGACAATCCGGCCCGGTCCATCCGCATGCATCGGCTGCCGAGAAAGCTGCCGGTGTTCCTGACCGCCGCCGAAAAGAAACGTCTGCTCAAGGAGCTCAAGGGGTGGACCGACTTCTCCACGCTGCGCGACCGCGCTATGATCGAGGTGCTCCTTGGCACAGGGATCAGGCTTGGCGAGCTGGCCGCGCTCGACATGGATGACATCGACCTTGACGCCAAGCATCTGCGGGTGCGGGCCAAGGGGAATGTGCCGCAGGTCAAGTTCATCAAGACCGACCTCCGCACGTTGCTGCGCCGCTACCTGTCCGAGCGCCGTCGACGCGGCCGCCCGGAAATGGAAGCCCTGTTCCTGTCGAACCGGGACAGCAGACTCTGCCAGCGGCAGATCGCCAACCGGCTCGCCCACTGGCTGCTGAAAGCCGGGATCGAAAAGGAACTGACGCCGCACGGCATGCGGCACACTTTCGCCACCCACCTCTACAGCGCGACCAACGACCTGCTCGTGGTGCAGCGGGCCTTGGGGCACCGGGACGTGTCAACCACCCAGATCTACACCCACCTCGTGGACGGCCAGCTCGAGGAAGCCCTCGAACGCCTCTGATCTTTTCGCAATCGATGATGGGAGCGGCCTTGGCTGCTCCTGTTTTCGTTGGGCGAGACAGTGTCGAAGACAGTGAATGACAGTGTCCGCAGAAGAACACATCCGCCGATGATGAATGATCATGACAGTGGGGTGCATCCTGCCATGCGGGTCGGGAAATTTCGATTGACCGGAATTTCTCCTTCGGCGTCTGTCGGCTGCGTATGCCAATAACTGCTTGGCTTGTGCGCTCCGGGCGCGGAACACACATGGTAATATCTGCTTGGCTTATGCGGCTCGGCTTATGCGCACACATGCCAAGCGGATATTGATAGCTGCTGGAGGATAGTGAGAAGTGGTAATGATGATCGGCGGCTGGGGAACGCCGATTCTGAAAGTGCAAGGAACACGTCTTATCCGCAATTCCTGGTGAAGCTGTCTGCCGCAAGTCGCCGTGTGCCGTGGTCATCGGAAAAGCCCTCCATGGTGTTATCCGCAATTCTTTCCGCGTTTCTTGCGGCTGGAGGTCTTCGCGGCCGTGGTGTTGGCGGCCTCGGCCACCTTCTCGAGCAGCGCCGCCGCCCATTCCGCCGGAGAGGTCTGTGGACCTTGCGGCTCCTCACCCTCGCGGGCGATCTTGGTGGTCTTGAGATCCTTCATGTGACAGCGGATCATGCGGTCGAGACTTTCAGCCGCCTGGGTATTCCCTTCGATCTGGGCGCGGACCAGCTTCACCGAGTAGACGCCCACCAGCTCGACCTGCAGGAAGTCGCTGGACTTGTTGAACACAAAGTCTTGGTTGAGACGCTCGATGATCACATCGAACATGACCTTCTCTTCCGGGGTCAGGCAGCGGTCGGCAAAGATGCCGTGACGCAGGCGGTTTTGGTTGCCTTCAGGCGCACCAGGGCCGCGCCGGGGCGGTTCTGTCTTGCCCTCGTTGCGGTGCCAGCGGTCCATTGTCTCTTTGTCAGGTTTGCTCAAAGTCACATCAATTTCCTGCCAATGTTTGTTCTTTTATGCCGGGATGGCGGGCGGGAGACCGATTTAGCCTCCAAACACGCTCCAGCCGGTTCTGCGGTTACATACCGGAAACGGCGTCCATCTGTCGGGTCTGATCCTGTTTTCGCTCGGCCGCGATAATCTGATTGACCCGGCGGGTGGTCACTCCCGCGAGGTTGGAAATCTCCTGACTGCTAATGCCTTGCAGATGAAGGGCCAGCACCAGAGCGCGGCGCTCCTGGTAAAAACGGCTGGGCGCGGGAATCCAGAGAATCCCGGTGTAGTGCTTCTGGATCTGCTCAAAGAGTTCCTCGGGCAAGACATCCTTGGCGTTGGCGTAGCGTTTCTTTTTCTTCACAGCTCAATCCTCCATTTTCTTCATCCACGGCTGGGGCACGTCCGGGTTGAAGAAGCGCAGCGTGCTGGGACGTCCGGAGTTTGGTCCGTGGATAATTTCGATAAAATGCTCGGTGACTTCGTCAATCTCCTGGTCGCCATCGACGAAACAGACCAGGCCGTAGTCCTCGCCGCAGGGAAACCGAAACCGGCCCTGGTTCTGATAGAGGCGTGCCTCGGACCAGCCCTTGGCCATGGCCACCTCACGGATGGCGTCGACCTTGGCGACAGCCTGGGAAGTCACCGGCTGCTTACATTTCCAAGCTTGGTTCCCGGGATAAATCCAGTCCTTTCTGGGAACTTCGACGGGTTTCTCCTGGAGCTCGGGACGAAGCGCGGGTGGCCGGTAGTTCTTCGGGGAAAAGGAATGCAGAACCTCCTGCAGGCTTTCCTTGCCGAACTCCCGGATGGCCAGCTCCTGCAAGGTGTTGAATCGCTGCCGCAGCGTGTTCCAGGCATCCTCGGGGAGCTTTCCGGCCTTGTGCGCGGCTTGGGCGGTGACCATGCGGGAACGTAGCCATGCAAAGTATTCAGGCGACAGTCGGCGACACAGCGTGCCGTCGATCTCCCTGTCCTCGGACCAGTCGCGGGCGTTCTCGATCTCGTGGACGTCGAGGCCGGTGGAGATATAGATGGCGGGCTGCGGTGGTTGCGGTGGTAAAGACGGTGCGGGCTCACCTCCAGCCGTGGCTTCCTGCCCACCGCCGGTGTGTTTGATCATGGTTTTTAGAAGGCTCATGGCTTCAGGCTCCAGAAATACGGGTTAATCGCTTTTCCCGTTACTTACCGGATCGGGCCTGAAACCGTCGGTGACCACCTGCTGCGGTGGATATCTGCGGTGGTTGCGGTTGTCGTGCGGTGGTAAATTTCGCCCTCCAACCGCAGGTTATTTAAGGTTTTTAGTTCTTTGTTTTTAGATAGTTATAAAGAAAGAGAAGAGAGAGTGCGGTGGTTGCGGTGGTATTCTGGGAATGTCTCTCGCGCTGGCATCGTTTTTTTACGTTGCCCTGTTGTCGGAGGGGTGACTTGGTAATATTTTTTGCCCATAGGGGGTAAGACCTCTGGAATTACCACCGCAACCACCGCAAATGGCATGAAAGCCTTATCTGGCAAGGGTTTGGCGTGCGGTGGTCATCCACCGCAAAGGCTTCAGCCTGCCACCGCACCACCGCAGAAACAGAAAAGGACGCCCGAGAGCGTCCTTGATAATTCGATGTTGAGCTAGTTTCAGCTCAGGCTTGGAGGATGTTTTCGACCAAATTGTAGACCGTCGTGCCACCAAGGGCACGTGGCCAGTCGACGCAGGGAGGATTGTTTCGAACTCTGGCGCGGCGGATAGCGTCGTCGATCCTGTCCCGCGTTATTTTGCGAACATCGATGCCCTTGTCGTAATCGGGTAGATGTCGCTTTAATCGGTCGGAACACTCACGTGACGAACCGATAGCTGTGCCGTCTTCAAAGTGGAGTAGCAGCCAATACTCGAATTTGGGATTACTGAGGGCAAATCCGTAATTGTCATGCCCCAGCGACCATGCGTGAAGCTGGGCCAACTGCTCATCGGTCCACTGGTCCTTGTCCACCACCAGCCATGCCTCATCCGAGGCTCTCAGTGCTTCCTGCTTGAGGTGGTCTTCCATGCGCTTCAAGACCTGTAGCGGCGAGCTGTCATGATTGCCTTTCAAGCAATTCACTCGGATCACCGAATGTTGATCGTTGAAAATGGCGAAATACTGTGGCTCGGTCTTGACGCCTTCAACCGCGAGGACGAACAGTTTTCGATAGCGCCGTTCGCCGAGTGGTCTCTGAAATTTACGTCTTTTCGGCGGCATCACTCATCCCCCTCGCTTTCCTCCATGAGGCAGGGATTTGTCAGTGTCCCTCCCAGCAAGATGCGAGGGATTCCTCCAAGCCGACCCTGTAGGTAGCTTTTTCGGATATCCTTGTCGTAGCGGACATCCTTGTACTCGCTGAAGGAAAGCAGATTCGATGCTCCTGAAGCGTCTCTTTCCGCCACCCACATCTCGTCTCGACGCAACAGCTGCTGATCCATGAGCAGAACGTCATGGGTCGTCAGCAGCAACTGCGACCTTGTTTCCGTGGAGCAGTTGGACAAGTATGCATCGAGCAGTCGTCGAGTCAGCAAGGTATGCAGACTGCGGTCAACTTCATCGATGACATAGACTTTCTTTGAGGTTTGCGCCGAAAGCTCAAGGAAAGCAGGCAGAAGGTCTATGACCCGCTGTGAACCGTCCGACTCTTGGCGGATCTCGAATTTGGCCTCTGTTCCGTCCGACTTCGGATGGAAGGTCACCAGCTTCTTCGCAATCAATTCACCGCCCTTACGGGTGACAATGAACCGCTCGTTGATAGGTTCCGTCATCAACCGGACAGTCATGCCTTCTTTCACATCTTCCTGGAGTTTGGTCTTCAATGGCTCCGGCAGAGGGATGTTTTCGAACGGGATCTCTTCGCCGCCCAGGTGGGCAATCCCCGTGTCGAGCTGCGGCAGCATCTCGTTCATGGTGGTATAGAGGGGATGCCCCTCATCGAGGAACTGCTCGAAAGGCTCGAAACGCGAGTCGGGCGCAACCAGCTCAAGCGTGTCCTTGAACCAGTCGTAGACCGGCCGAAAATTGTCGACCTTTTGAGAAACGGAATTGGTCAGGAAAAGTTGGTTGTCCCGGGTCCCCTTGAAGGCGAACTGAAGGAATTGGTCTTTGGTCAACGAATCGTCAAAATTGGGCATTCCTTCGCGGCGGTCATAGAGCACCTTCTCGCTGGTGCTCGTGATCACCACCAGCTTTTCTTCCAGGATAGCCTTGCGGGTTACCGCGAAGCTGAACTCGTAAATGATCTCGTCGATCAGCAGCTCGAAGCCAAACCGCGACGGCTGTCCGGCCCCCTTGGCGTCCAGCCGGAACGGCTCGACAGGGATCAGGCTGTCGGGCTGTGTGCCCTTGACGACCAGCGCCTTTGCAAAGCTCAGGGCCTTGAAGAAATTGGTCTTGCCCGACGCGTTGCCGCCGTAAATTGCCGCAACCGGAAGAACTCTCGTCTGGTACTTGCCGAGCTTGGGAACCCTGTCTCCGTGCTGGCGCTCCCTACTGGCGACCATCGAAAAAGTGACCCGGCTGCGGAAGGACATCCAGTTTTCGAGTGAGAAACTGACTATCATCTTACCGCCTCCTAAAGTGAAATATTCGCTTTATCATGCCTTTAATATAGGCGACAGTGGCCTGAAAGTCAATTTAAAAGAGAAAATATCTCGTTAAACACCTTTGCGGCTAATCCGATACTCGAAGTTCTTGGTGTGGGCGTTGCGCCGAGGATCGATGATGAACCCGGCGTCCCGGATGACATCCAGGTCGTTGCTGATGCGCCGACCGAGCTGGGCGGGTTTCTTGTATTCGAACTCGAGGTTGAACTCCCGGCCGACCCTGCGCAGCGCCACGAGCAGCCGTCCCGCCGACACCGGCTCCAATGTGTTCTCGTTCTCGAACCGGACCTGGTAGCGCTCGATGAACCCGGCCACGTGGTTCGCCCGGTCGTCCTCACCGTAGCGGGCCTTCTCGTCGAGCTCCACCGCATTTTGGTAGGCGTGGAAGAGCGACCCCAGTGCCGTCGCGATGGGGTTCGACTCCCGCGCCATCTCCTGGCTGATGTCATTGATGGAATGGATCTGCTTGATAAACAGCGGGCTCAACTCATCAAGCCCGGTGGTTACCTCGTGCTCCTCGGAACCGGCCAGCATCATCAGGTACATCAGACTCAGATAGTCGTTGCACCGGCGCTTGCCATGGGTCGGCATGGTTCGGTGCAGCAGGCGCATGACCTGTTTCTGAGCTCCCTTCTGGATCATTGCCAGCACATGGCTGGTGCGCTTCATGATGGCCGAAAGGATCAGGTCCCGGTTCTGCTGAATGGCGGAGATGACCTCCGATTCCAGGAAGCAATCGCTGGCCTGGTTGGCGAGGTCGAAGTTGATAACGAAGGACCTCGACAGGATCTCCGAAAGCTCCCCGCACAGCGGCTCGATGCCGGTGGTATTCAGCAGGCATTTGGTCCGCTCGGTGATGGTCTCACTGTCGGTACCGCTCTTGCGCTTCTCCTTGGCGATACCGGTGATGCTTGTTAGCATGAAGGTGGTCAGATCCTCGGTCATCTGCTTGACCTCGATGTTGTCGAGGACGATGAGCGGGTTTTGGGAACCGTCAGTGTAGTTCGCCGCGTCGGTGGCTTTTTTGTGCTGGGGTTCACCGTAGAGCAAAGCCGAAGTGATCTTGCTGGCGGTGGTCTTGCCCGAACCGGCTGAGCCCTCGAAGCGGGTCATGGGCCGCGTTCCGGCAAAGTCGATCAGCAGGAAACAGGAGAGCCAGGAAAGGATCAGAAACCGATCCCCTTGCGGGCAGGTCATGTTGCCCACCAGCAGATCGACCAGGAGCCGGTCCGCCTCTTCGAGGTCGGCGTCGGGCAGAAACTTCAGCGGCTTCATCTTCCGCGAGCCGTCCAGGATGATGCCGTCTTCGTTCCCGCCATTCTTCATGATCCGGATTTCGTCCGGGGTGATCTTGGCGATCTCGTGTTCCGGATTGTTCAGGTTGAAATAGACGGTGTAGGAAGCCACATCGGTGTGCAGCCAGGAGAAATGGTCGCGCACCTGTCCACGGATCATCGCCAGGCTGGGCAGCACCTCGAAAAATGTCCGGCCGCCACCCGTGGTCGGCACCATGCCCGTGTGCTTGTAGAGCATGGCCGCGTAATGGCGCTTGCGGCCTCGGTCCGGCGAATCCATCCAGTAGATGGCGTTGTCGAAATACATGAACGGCTCGCCCTGCAGGGTGTGAAAGAACTGGGCACCATTGGCGTTGAACCATTCGTAGGCGGCTTCGGCCGCCAGGGTGTAGTCGGGAGCGCCGTTCTCCAGTTCCGTGTCGATCAGTACCTCGTCGACCCGGGCGCGGCATGATCCGGGCATCGCGCCGGACATCCGCTTGGCCTTTTTCTTTTCGTTGCGGAACTCGACCTTGCGGTCCTTCTGGATGGCGCGGATCTGTTCCTTCAGGGTAGCCATGGAGACGCCACCGCCGATACGCTCCTGCACCAGCTTCAGCAGGCGGACCTGTTCCAGCGGCGACTGCTCGGAAATCTCCCCCAGGATCGGTTCAAGCAGGCGATTGCGATCCTCCTCCGGGATGTCTGCTGGTAATGAGCGCACGCCAAACTCGATGGGCGTGCTGGCCTCCACAAGAAGGCGCTCGAAATCCTCCCGGGTATGTCCGGCCGCGATGTAATCGTTGACGTCGATCTTGGCGGTGTTGAGAAGAGCCTCGGCCGCCTGAATTTCATCGGCGGGTCGTCCCGCCAGCAGCTTGGCCAGCTCCTTCGGCCCCACGCTCGCCGTCAGGCCGAACCGTTCGGTCAGCTCCTGCCTTGCCGAAATCTGTGTCTCCGACAACGGCAGCGTCACCAGGCGGGTATCGATCTTGTGTTCGGCCAGGGTGCGAGCGGTTTGCAGCGCCCCCTTGAGACCGGCCTGGGAGAGTTCGTTGTCCTGGCAGATGTAGACGGTTTCGACGCCGCGCAGCTTGGGGATCAGGCGCTCCCAGTCGGCGGCCCGGATGCGGACGGTGACCGGCGATACGGTGGGCAGGCCCAGTTGCATCAGCGCCAGGCAATCGGTCACCCCCTCGGTGATGATCACTTTGCCGGGCCTGGCCAGCAGGCAGTCCTCGTTGAACAACAGCGCGTTGTTGATGAAGTCGGCAACGTAAGGCCGCTGGTGTTCGTCGTGAACCGGCAGCTTCTTGTACTTCCCTTGCTCCCAGCCCACGTCCGGAGTCCACGGCGTCTTGCGGCCGATCATGAACACCACCCGGCCACGGCTCCAGTACGGAAAGACGATCCGGCGCTCGAAAAATGGCGTCAGGCCGTCCTGGCTGGTGGGGCGGAACGCGCCGGTGGCGGCGAGCTCCCGCTTGGAGAATCCGTTTTCGTCCCCGGTCAGTTGGGCGACCGCGCCGGACGCATTGTCCGCATAGCCGATCAGGAGATCGTCGATGGTCTCCTCGCTCAGGGCGTATTTGGATTTCAGCCAGTCTAGGACTTCCCGCGACTCCTTGAGCCTGGCGTGGTAAAGCCTGGCCAGCGCGGTCAGCGCGTCCTTGACCCGCAGCTCGAAGGCGCGGTCGGCCTCCGTCTGGGCCAGACGCTCCTGGCTGAGGCCATAGCGCGACAGCGGCGGCAAGCCCGCCTTCTTGGCGAGATAGTCCCTGGCCTGGCGGTGGCTGTCAGGCATCGGACCGGATTGCCCGGCGGTGACCGAGCCTGTCTGAATGAACTCCACGAGCTGTAGCACATCGCCGCCGACCCCGCAGCCGAAGCAGTACCAGCCCTGCTTGTCGAGCATCACCTGCAGCGAAAGGCGCGACTGGCTCTGATGGTTGGGGCAGTCGCACATCAATCGCTGGCCGGTCTCCTGGGTGATCCGTCCCGGCAGGAGTTCCCGGGCCACGTCACCGATATCCATCTCGGTGACGAGCCGGTAATACTCCTTGACGTTATCCGTTCCGCCCATACTCATTCGGCCTCCGCGTGCTTGGCGGCGTCCAGAAACAGGGGCAGAAAGGTCCGGCGGTCATCCACCTGGCAACGCTTGGCGCAGTTCTGGATGCCCCAATGGTCTCCCAGGACAATGGCAGTGCGCCGGGCGCGGGTCACCCCGGTGTAGAGCAGATTGCGGTGGTGCATGAAGGAATGAACCTTGTGGACCACCACCACGGCGCAGAGGAACTCGGAACCCTGGGTTTTGTGGATCGTGAGCACATAGGCGAGCTGCAGATCCTGCAGGTCGGGCGAACCCTTCTCCAGTTCCACCGGCATACCGTCGAAGTCGATAACCAGGGTGCCGTTCGCGAGGACATCGACCACATAACCGATGGCACCGTTCATCACGTTCAGGTCGTAGTTGTTCCGGGTCTGGATGACCTTGTCGTGCTTGAGAAACGGAGCGCGGCGGCCCGTGGCGATGGGCGGCACTTCGGTGTTCCAGAGCTTGCGCTGGATGAGCCGCTGCAGTTCCTCGTTGAGCTCCTTGGTGCCGAGCGGTCCCTTGTGGGTGGGCGTCAGTACCTGCACGTCCTTGATGATGTCGAAACCCAGGGCGTCGAGTCGCTGCTGGAACAGCTCCAGCAGGAAAGAGCGTGCCGCCATCGGATCGGTGAACTGGTCCACCAGATACCAGTCCCGGCATCCGGATACGGAAATCTCGCTGGTTTTTCGCACCTCGCCTTTGAGGATGGCGGTACAGTTTTCCTTCAAGACGCCAGCTTGGCGCACGACCTTGTCGAGGATGACCGTGGGAATGGCGTGTGTCTGGATGAGATCGCGCAGGATGTTTCCGGGTCCCACCGGCGGAAGCTGGTTGTGGTCACCGACCAGCAGCAACGTGGTCCGCGACAGGTCAACCGCTTCGAACAGGTGCCACGCCAGCGGCACGTCGACCATCGAAAACTCGTCGACCACTAGGACGTCGGTATCGATGGGGTTCTCCTTGTTGCGGGAAAAACCCTTGCCGTCATAGCCAAGCAGGCGGTGAATGGTGGTGCCGCTGCGACCGCTGACTTCCTCCAGGCGCTTGGCCGCCTTGCCGGTCGGCGCGGCGAGCACGACCTCCAGATCGCTCTCCTCGCAGATGGTGTTGATGACCGAAATGGTGTAGCTCTTGCCCGAACCGGCTCCACCCGAAATCAGGCTGATGCTGTGCTTGAGGGCCGAGCGGACCGCATCGAGCTGCTTCTCGTTTAGCGTCGCAGCGCAGCGCCGAATCAGGGCGTCGAGTTTCTTGACGGACTGGAAATGAAGATTGGGTGTTTCGGCCTGGCCGAACAGAGAAGCCAGCTCCCGCTCCATGCGGACGATCTCCGGCAGAGCGACCACGAAGCGCCCGCCGTGCGAGTCACAGGCAAGCGCGTGTTCGTCGATAAGCGCATCGAGGGCGCTCTCGACACGGACCCGGCTGTCCAGGGCATCCATGACCAGCAGCAAATTGGCCTGGTCGACGAGATCCTCGTATTCGATCCAGCAGTGGCCATTGTCCAGGGCTTCACGGACGCAGAAATTCAACCCGGCCCGGATACGTGGGGTGTGGTCCTTGGGGGTGCCCAGCTTGCGGGCGATCTTGTCGACCTTCTTGAAGCCGAATCCCCGGATCTCCCGAATGAGGATGTACGGGTCTTCCTTCAGAATATCGAGGCAGTTGCCGCCGAGTCTTTCGACCAGAGTGGTGACCTGATGATGGGTCAGTCCGAATGCCGACAACCAGGCCATGACGGCGTTGACGCTGCGGTTCTTCAACCATTCGTCACGCAGCCGCCGGGCAGCATCCAAGGGCAGCCGGGCTTTGAGCGCGATGCGCTCGGGGTCATTCAGAAGGGTTTCTTCAAAGGCGTCGCCGAAACTCTCGACGATCAATCTGGCCTTGGCCGGACCAATGCCCTTGATCTCCGGATGGTTGGCCAGATAGTGGATCAGCCCCTCCGGATCGAGTTCGAGGTCGTGCTCCATCCCGTCGACCTTGAACTGACGGCCGTATTTGGGATGGGTGGCCCACGACCCGAGCAGGACCACAGGCTGATTCTCACGGGCGAACAAATTGCCCGCGAACTGGACTTCCTCACCGGTCGGGGCGAGCAGTCGGCCTGCGGAGAACTTGGGTCCGGCATAATAAACGCGCTCTATTCTTCCCCGGAGTCGCGCCGGGGTACTTTCACATCTTTTTGGCATCTCGCGATCCTCCGGTGAAAACGTGTCAGGAACTCCTCGACAAAACGGCAGGCGGCCTGCCGGTCCGAGCAGAAGTAGACGGGGACACCGAAGTCGACGACGATGGAGGCGACCGTTCCGATCAGCGCGTGCGGGTGGGCATCGCTGCGGTAGCGGCCATCGACCAGATCGCGAAAGTTGCACTCTACAACCACGCAGGCGGCTTCATAGGCGGAGAGCTTGTCCAGCTCGCGGTGGAACCGCTTGCGCCCCCGGATGACGGTGGAGACGAAATCCGTCAGGGATTTGCGCTCCACCGCCACCCGGTCCTCGAGGCCGACCAGCGAGTAATCACCGGCTGGCAGCGCCTTGCGAACCGCCGCAACCTTGTCGGCGTCGAAGCTGTAGGGCTCCTGTTCGCGGGTGTCGACGACAACGGTGATCCGGTCCATCATCAGAACGGGATCATATCGTCCATCGCCGCGCCGGGAGCCCCGGCATCGTCGGCAATGACAATGCGACGGTTGAAGTAGATGTTTTCGTTTTCACCGCGAGTGCGCTTGGTCACCTCCAGCTTGACGTTGAGAAGCTGCTCGAGGCTGCCCGGCAGGTCGGAGAGCTTCTGGAGCTGCAGCCCGCAGGTGTAAAGATCCTGCTTGAGCCACTTGATGTTCTCGCTGCTGGCCATGACGTTGTTGCGCCAGAGCAGACGTCCCTTGTGGGTCGGTGCGAGAATGCGCAGCGTCCATTTGAGCATGGGGTTACCCGAGGTCTGGGCGCGGGTCAGTTCGACCCGGTCGACATTGACCTGGTACTTGCCGTCGGGTACGGCCTCGAACTCACGTTCCTCGACTTCAGCAGTTTCGAAGGCGTCATCGAACTGCGCCAGGTCGAGGTTGCTGTTGGATTGGTTTTCGTACTGTTCCATGGTCGGATCTCCTTACTGTTGAGGTTTCGCCGCCGCACTCGCGGTCGGCTCCGGCTTCGACCGTGCGGCACTCGCCGCAGCTACGGTTGCCGTGCTGTTGAACGCTTTTATGAAGCTCATAAAATCAAGGGGGATGACTTCGGGGAGTCGGCCGGTGCGGTCACCGGCGTCGTAGTTGGGACTGGGCTTGGTGCGCATCACCCGTTGCCAGACAGGCTTGCCATCCTCACCGGGTTTCATGTCAAGGTCGCAAAAGAGGATCAAATCGACCAGTCCGGTGACCAGCTTTCGCGCTTTATCCGGCAGCGTTGGAACAATGCGGGTGTGCTTGCCGGTTCGGGTTTCGATATCCCGCTCCTGTGAGTGCGAAATCAGGATCAGCCCGTAGGGCAGGAAGGCGAGTTTGTTGATTACCCGCTGAAACTCGTTGTTGATCAGCGCATAACCCTTGCCGTAGCCGAGGTCGGACTCGTGCTCGATCTTGAACTTTTTGCAGACGTAGTCCGAACACATCTTATAAGCGTTATCCACCGTATCGAGGACGATGGTTTTGAACTCATGCTTGCCTTCAGCGATCTCCGCACAGGCCTGCAGCAGGTCATCCCAGCAGGTAATCGGCGTCTGGAACACTTCAAGGGCGTTCAGCCCCGGCTCGGTCGCCAGGAACAAGGCATCCTCGGCTCTGGAGCACCAGGTGCTTTTGCCGATTTTGCTCGGGCCATACACTAAGGCGGTGAGGTCCGAGAGTGTGTGTTTGGGTTTGGTTCTAGTCTTGGGAAGCATGGCTTCGTCTCCTTATGGTTGGGATTTCAAAACACCGGAGCGGCGTCTTCACCGGCTCCGTCCCGCAATTCTTCGTGCGGGGCGATTCGTTGGAAATGGTTCTCGATAACGTTGGGGTTTCCGCCCGAACGGCAGAGCTGGAAGTAGGCGCAGGGTCTTCCGTACTGAAAACAGAAACCGGTATTGCGGTAGAAGACATTGCGTCGACGGGCATCGAGCATGGCCTTGGAGAGTTCCCACAGCTCGGCCCGCAGCTCTTCGAACTGATCGCGGGAGATGTAGAGCATCTCGCGGTGGAACATGCCTGGCTCGAGGTACTTTTCCTGGAGCCGCTGCTGAAAGGCGTCGTCCTCCTCCGGGAGTTTGCGTTTGGCGCTGCTCTTGCCGGTTTTCGACTTGGCGATCAGCTCGTCTCGGCGGGCTTCGTATTCAGCTTCGGTTTCACCTTTCCCCTGACGCAGTCGGGCTTTGACCAGGACGTTATAGATGATGCCGCTGACCGTGATGCCGAGGGTCTGCTCCAGGTACCAGGCGTAGAGAATGATCTGGAAGTCGGTCCACAACCGCTCCAGATAACTGGCGTCGATCTGCGCGGCGGTTTTGTGTTCGAGCAAGAAATACTGGCCGTCTTGACGGACAATACCGTCCACCTTTCCGGCAAGGATGAAACTGCGAGACATGGCACCGGTCGCCGGATTGACGATGTGGCCTTCAAATGTTTTCTCGAGGGCAATGACCTCGAAATCTTCGGCTGGGTAGCGTTCCGCATAGGCGCTCATCATGGCTCTAGCCAGGTGCCAGTCCGCTTGCTGATGATCGTCCTGCGCCCGGTTCGGATAGGTCCTGTCGATGTGGTCGAGGACATTGGCCAGATCCCGTTCACCGTGCCAGCATTCCAGACAGTCGTGGATGACTGCGCCGAAGGCCAGGTTGGGATCGCGCTCGAGTGGCACCAGCTCGTCGATGTAGCGCCACTTGCAGGCCATACGACAGTTGCGGAACAGCCGCCACATAGAATAGGTGGTGGTCATCAATTCGCTCATACCGCCACCCCCGTGGCAGCGGCAGCGGGCGCGGCGTGACGTTTGGAGGCACAGGCGCAGCCCGAGGGCTGGGAACGTTCGATCATTACCGAACGCTCACCGTATTCCTTGGTGGCGAAGCCGGTGAAGATGCGAGCCAGGTCGCTACCGACGTCGGATGATGCGTCGATCACGCAGGTACGACTGGATTTATCCAGGTTGAAGCGGCTCTCCATACGCACCCGGGAACGTCCATGCAGACTTTCGACGGCAAGCATCGCCAGCATGAAGGTGTCTTCCAGTTCTTGCGCCGGGACCGATTCGTCAAAACGGTATTTATAAGTGTCGTGAGTCATGGTTGATCTCCTCTTGATTCAGGTTCTGGTTTCCGAGGCCCCGGATGGCCGCACCATGCGGCACGGTGCTTACTTACCGGAGCCGGGGCTGATGCGTCGGAGATCACAGGTAGTCCTCAAGTCCGGCCTCGCGGAACGCGTCACGGAGTTTGCTCAGCCGGTCGTAGAGGGTGGTGCGGGGAACGCCCATCTCCCGGGCGATTTCTGCCATGGTGTCGTCGCGCAGGCGTTCGCACAGATCCCGTAGCTCATCCGGCAATGAGGCAATCGCCCGGTCGAGATCCATGCGGATTTCATTGGCGACCCGTTCCCTGGTCATCCTTGGGTGGCTTCCCAGTGAGCCATCGCTATCAAGAAACTCAATGCGCTCGGTGGTGTCGCCTTCGCCGTTGTCCAGGGGTTCGTTGAGTGAGGTTTGGCAGAGTCGCCAGTCCCGGCATTGGGCGAACCTGGCTTCAAGAATGGTCGAGATGTGACGCTCGACGATCCGCGCCATGAAGGTGGTCTTCTTGGCCTTGGCTGGGTTGAAATGCCGCATCCGTTGCAGCAGATCGATCATCAGTTCCTGTTCGAGATCAGGTCGGTCGTGTTCGGTAAATCCGGCCTTGCCGACCAGTTGACGTGCTTTGTGCCGAATAAGATCGGCGGCATACTTGTCGATGCCATCGTAAGAATTGTGTGAAACCATCGGAGCCTCCTCGGAGCGAGGAGGAGGTCCGCGTGGGTGTCGGCACGGGCCAGATCACAGGACAAAGCTGTCGCGTGGGCGAAGGGGTCGTAGGTACGCCGCCAATTGCCGTATTCGGCTCGGCGACACCCACAACAGCCTCCGCCATGCGTCCAGCTTGTTGTCCAGTGTCTAAGGGTTAAGGTCGTTACGTGTTCAGGCTGCCCGTTCCTCGATGCGCATCAGGAAAGGCAGGCCATGCTTGATCTCGATTACGCAGACTTTTCCGCTGCCCATCTGTGAGAGCTGCTCCAGCAGCATCACGACCTCTTGCTTGAGAGTGAAGTCAGCCTGGTCGCGCTCAGGCCTGGGACCGATCTGTCCGCCCAGCTTGATTTCGCGCTCGATGACCGTGTCAGGGGTGAGTTCCGGTTCACCGTCGTGAACCGGAATGTTGGTGATGCGGCCGAAGTTGATGTCTTGCATCAATTCGATGAGTCGCCGCTTTGGTGGGGTGAGGGTTGCTTTGTTGACTTGTGCCATTGCCAGTCTCCTTGTTCGGAAGTTCTGGCACGCCCGGTGGCCAACACTCTGTTGACCAATAAAAAACGCCGGATCGCGCCTTCATTGGGGAAGGCGCTACATCCGGCGTCGCAAGAGCTACATTTGGCGTAGCGGAAATTTTTTTTAGTTTTTTCTTCCTGAAAGGCCCAGGGTCATTCGTTGACTATGGGGCGGACCTCCCAAACGATCTCCTCTTCGGTCCGGTAGACCGGTTCGTTGCCACACTTAATGGATTCCTTCAGGTGGGCAGCCAGCGGCTTGTCGTACTTCTCCAGATACTTGATGGCCCGGTTTACGGCGTTCCGGAAGGCGTCACGGACGTTCTTTCGCTTGTCGTTGGATTTCCGGAGTTTGCCACCCAAGCCAACAGCCTCGTTGATCGCTGTGGTCACCTTTGCCATTTCTTCTTCAAGCCGCTGAATCTCGGCATCGTTGTTTTCTGCCCGGGCGTCTTCAATCTCTCGAAAGAGTTCGTGAGCAGTCTCCCGGTATTGCTCGACGGCCTTGCGGTCGGCAACAAAACCAGTATCGCCCAGCGGAACTCCTTGGGTAACCTGGAAGCCATCTTCGGTTTCGTCGGAGTTCAAAAACGTGTTGCAGCTATCGATGGCAAAGCCGCAGACGATCTCATAGACCGAAGTTTCCTTGTTGGGTCTCCCCAAGAGAAAGTTGATGTACTCGGCCCCTTTGTCGACACCAGTGACGAGCACTTCGGCGTTGCCATTAAAGCGGGCAGCCCACACGCCGCCGCGCTTCCTGAAGTAGTTGTCCGGCTGCTTCTCCTCAACCGGAATAGCAGGGACTGAGATCACCGAACCGGATTCGTACACCGTTCTCAACAGGCAGTCTCCGGGCAGTGTCCGTTGGCGAATGGCCGTGATGTTTCGGGCGACCATGGTGTCCATCGCTTCGCAGACCTCCTTGGCATGGCGCTTATAAAGGTCATATACCCTTTGGGCCACGCTACCAGGATTTCCATTCAGATGGCGAAAAACCCGGCTCACCTCACTGTAGCGAGCAATGAACTGGGTGATGTCATCCTGATCCCGAACCTGATTGGCTCGTTCCAGATAGGCGGCAGCCATGATCTTGTCTTCATCCTTGCTTCTGCTTTGGGTGAAGATATCGGCCTTATAGGCTTCGACTGGATCGAATTGATCGGCCTTGGCCGCAAGCATGGCAAAACGCCTATCGATGCACTGGGAACATGTTCCGCAATGCGTATGGTGGTTGGTCATCTCCCAGGTGTGGGTACAGGTGGTCGACACCGCGATCATGTCCTGGCATCCGGCCTTGGTAATCACCTCGATGACATCGGCCTTGGTTTTCCAGATGTAGGGGGTCTCAATCGTGAAAGGTTCGCCAGCAACTAGGCTGATGATTTGCTGAAATCCTCGGATCACCTTGGGATGTGTGGTACGCGTGGCCCGCCCGCCAACCACCTGGGCGCAGACCGGAAGATTCAGACTGATGACGCCGTTTTCGTAAAAACGGACGCTTTTCAAGTTCAACATGCTTGCGATAGTTGCCCCGATGGATGCATAGAGGAAGGAGCGACTGCGTTGGGTATAATCGTGGTTCAGCTCCTTGTTCTTGTTGACGCGGACGCCGATGTGTAGTGGGGCGTTTTCACCGGCCTTGTCGGCAATCATCTTTTCCAGTCGGCGGTGGCGCTTGTTGAGTTTCGGGGTCGACTTGTGGGTGACCAGGACGACCTTGTGTTTCTCATTGAGAACCTCGTCGATGGCTCCCGCCAATGAATCCAAACCTCCGGAGAACATCACAACCTGCTCAGGGTAACCAAAGAGCCTTCCGTCATCATTGAAATCGAGGTAGCTCTGGAATGAATGAGCCTCCTGCGATTTAACGAATTCGAAGTGGTAGTTGTCGTCTGACAGGAAGCCCAGTGTGGATCGCAGTGCCTGCTGGATTTCGGCTCCATTCCAAAAGCCTGGATTTCGCACCGGGATGATGAAGTGCAAATCCCTGCGCCAGCCATGACCAAAAGAATCAACGTCATCGGCTCCTCGGCGGGTGGCCTGATCGGCGCTGTAAATGTAGGTGGCAATTTCTAGCAGGTCCTGAAAGGCGTCCGGCACGTCCTTGCACATCTTTTTATGGATGTCCTCGATTCGGAGGGTAATCTTGTCTGGACCGTCGTTGCCCCAAAGTCGCAGACGCAGATCGCGGTCAGGATTTTCCTCAAATCCATCCGCCGGAGCGTTTCCACAGATGACGTATCGCTTATCTTGCATCGGCTCGCGCTCCTTCTTTCAATTCGTCCTTCATTTTCTTCAGCGCGTAGGAGGCGAAGCCGTTAGACGACTCCCTGGAAATGTCGTCGCCTTCTTCGTATCTGTGCTTCGAAAACCAGTCTGCCGAAAACTGTTTCACGATCAGGGATGCCTCTCTGCAGTGCGTCTCCAAGGCTTTCTCGAATTGATTCATTTCATTCATAGTGGCAAAACGCTGGCCCTCACCCAGATGGGTAGCCAGCGTTTTTGACAAGAAGTAGTTCATACTCTCGTTGGTAAGCTTTGAAAAAAATGTCTGAGACAGCTCTCCAAATTCCCGCTTCTTCCCGAGGGCCCCCAGTGCGCCCCGGACATCATCTGGCCCTGGCGTAAACAGAGACGGCAGCTTGGGGGAGATGTGCTCCACCAAAGCTCCGACCAATGCTCGCTGAGATATTTCAGCCAAGTCGGAAGAACGGCCACCATTTGACTCTAGTTTTCGGTCCAACGCTTCCGTGACGGCGGCGGCAACGTCAGGGAGAGATGTATCTTGAGGCAGGTTGATACCGACGGACTGCAGATGTTCACTGAAGTTATCCTTCTTCGCTGCAATGGCGAGCTGAGTCATCAGCCAAACGGCCTCGGTGTAACCTTCATCGTTGAGCACAAAGGAAAAGGCCTTATCGGCTGCTCTGATAGTGGCATTGGCGATTTGGGACACGTCGGCACCGGCCGTGATCAGGCCTACCACCTCTTTCCATGCCCTCGATCTTGGAAGAGTTCCAAGTCTGACGTGCCCCATGGCGTTCTCCTTATTTTTCGTTGCCCGGCATCGTTATTCGGGCCTTCTGATAACGACGATGCTCCGGGCCTTTCGAGCCTCTTTCTTTAAATAGCCTTTCTGGACCAATTGAGCGATCTGCTCGTGAGCGCTCGCATGGCTGATACCCAGGGCTTCCGATAACTCCTTCACTGTTGGTGGCAACCCCTTCTCATTGATGATTTCGCAAATGACCCTGAGCGTGTTCGCTTGAGGGTCCGTTATTCCTGAGGTCTTTTTCTTTCCCATGACGATTGCTCCGTGTCGTAGCAACTGAGCGGATTAAGCCCAGTTTATGATCAAGAATATACGACCTGATGAATATCAGGTCAATAAAAAAGCAGGACTTTTCGTCTGATTCCGTCACCTTGCAAAGATCTCCGGTAAGTAACCAACGCAAGTCCGGATAGAGCCGGACGTAACCAGATAGCCGACCAGAAGCGGAGCTGAGGCGGTTGTGGGTGCCATCAAACGCGCATCCCGACCGCCGACGTTTTCTGGCATCCACGCCCAGCCCCCGGGTCTAACCGGAGGTGTTCGATGTTGGATGTACAGGAGCTGAGAGATGAGCCGGGGGCGGAAATCCACGGCAAAGATGAAAATCCGGAACGGCTTTCGAGCGATGCCAGGCTCCAGGCTGCTGTTTCGATACTGGCAACGGCAGTCCTTCGTAGAAAGGCGAAAAAGTCATGTGGCGGCAGTGAGTTACAAATTTTCCAAGTTTCTTCGACCGCGACCAGAGAAGGACTTGATTCGTTGCGCGAACAGAGCGTTCATTCATGACAACTCGTCCGGAACCTAAAATAAGGAGTTGAAAATGAATGAGTTACAGACAGCCGCCCCGGGCGGCAAAACCCAGGACCGAACCAGAAACTCGGTCTTGCGGCAGATGGCGCTGCTACAATCCATGAGCCTGGATCAGCTTCGCGAAAAGTGGTTCGACCTCTACGGAGGCGAACCGCCCCAATACAAGAAGCAATTCCTGGTCAAACGGCTGGGCTATCGCATCCAGGAGCTTTTCTACGGAGGGCTTTCCGAGCGGGCCAAGACACACCTCGGTCAGGTGGCCAAGGGCGATCTGGTGGCGACCGTCAACCGACGCATTCCCGAAGAGCGAAAAGCGAATGAGACCATCCTCCCGGGGACCAGGCTGGTGAGGATTTGGAATGACCAGCGCTACGAGGTGACCGTCCAAGCGGAGGGATATGAGTTCGACGGACGCACGTTCCGGTCGCTCAGTGCGGTGGCAAGAGAGATCACCGGCACGCGGTGGAATGGGAAGGTTTTTTTCGGGTTGAAAAAGGTTTACGGCAAGAAAGCCGAAGGAGGAGCCAATGCTCGATAACGCCAATGTCGTGCCGGGCAGAAACAAGACTCTTCGCTGCGCCATCTATACGCGCAAGAGCCACGAAGAAGGACTCGAACAGGAATTCAACTCGTTGGATGCGCAACGGGAGTCGGCTGAGGCTTACATCGAAAGCCAGAGGATGCAGGGCTGGATAGCATTGCCGGACCGCTACGACGATGGCGGATTTTCCGGCGGCACCATGGAGCGCCCGGCGCTGCGCCGTCTGCTGGCGGATATCGACGCCGGGAAGATCGACGTAATCGTGGTCTATAAGATCGACAGGCTTTCGCGCTCGCTGCTCGACTTCATGAAGATGATTGAGGTGTTCAACGAAAAGGGTGTCAGCTTTGTCTCGGTCACCCAGCACTTCAGCACCACCGATCCAACCGGCCGGATGTTTCTCGGTATCCTGATCACCTTTGCCCAGTACGAGCGGGAGGTCATCGCAGAGCGTATCCGGGACAAGGTGGCGGCCGCCAAGCGCCGGGGGAAATACTGCGGCGGTGTGCCAATCCTCGGTTACGACGTCGACCGAGAAAACAAGAAACTGCTGGTCAACCCGGATGAAGCCAAGACGGTGCAGTACATCTTCCGCCGGTTCATCCAGATCGGCTCGGCCAAGAAGTTGGGGCAGGAACTGAACGAGCAGGGATACCGCACCAAGGCCTGGACCACCAAGAAAGGCAAGGTGCGCGAAGGCTCCGAGTGGAATACCGCCCATATTTACCGGCTGCTGAACAACCGGATCTATATCGGCGAGATCGCCCATAAGGACCGCAGTTACCCCGGTGAGCAGGATGGGATCATCGACCGGGCGACCTGGGACAAGGTGCAGGCCAGCCTGGCAGACAACAAACCGGTCAAGATTTCCATGGCCAGAACCAAAATGGTCGCCCCTCTGAAAGGCGTCATCCGCTGCGGCCACTGCGGATGCTCGATGGGGCCGACCTACACCCGCAAAAACGGTCGCCACTACACCTATTACATCTGCGAGAAAGACAGCAAACGGACTGTGAGCCGCTGCCCGCTCAAACGGATTCCCGCCGGGGACATCGAGCAGGCCGTGGTCGAGCAGTTGAGCGCGGTGTTTCGCACGCCGACGCTGGTGGCCAAGACCTACTTCGCGGCCCGTGACATCGAGCAGGCAGAGCGGGAACGGCTGTTCAAGCAGAAAACCCAACTCGAAATGGAACTGTCACAGGCTCGGGAACAAGCCATCGAACTGATGAAACCCGGTAACGACCAGCTGGGCAAGGCCGAGATGCTGACGACCGTCAACCGCCAGGCGGTCGAGCTCTCGAAACAACTGACGCATGTGAGCGAGCGATGCAAAGCCTACCAGGGGAACAGCATCACGGAGCTGGATGTCTCGGAGGCATTCCAGAATGTCGAGGGCTTCTGGGAGGACCTTTTTCCGATAGAGCGGAACCGGCTCATCCGCCTCCTGGTAGACAGAGTCGAGATTCGCGAGACCGGAATCGACATGGAGCTGCGCACCAACGGACTGACGACACTCATCGCCGAGCTGGCCGGTCTGGCATGCGAAGTCACTGAGCGGAGGGCAAGCCGATGAAAATCAAACCGACCATTACCGTGGCTGACAACGGCAACCTGCAGATCCATATCCCGATGCTCATCCGGCGTATGCGCGGCCGCAAGACGGTTATTGCTCCCCAGGCGCTGGATGGAGAAATAGCCGGGGCGCAGGAGCCGGTGCAGTCCGCCATCCTCCAGGCGCTGGCAAGGGCCTTTTCCTGGGTCGACATCCTCGAATCCGGCCAGATCAAGTCCATCAGCGAGCTTGCCCGTACCCTCGACGTCGACGGCTCGTATGTGGCCCGCATCCTCAAGCTGACGACCCTGGCCCCGGATATCGTCGAAGCCCTGGTCAACGGCGAGGAGCCCAACGGACTCTCGCTGGCCAAGCTGACCCAAACCTTCCCCGAGGACTGGGCCGAGCAACGCCGCCAGTTCGGCTTCGTCACCGACTGACGACCGGACCGGAGCAAACCCCCACAGCCGACCACCAGCGTCGGCTTTTCTTTTGGCTGAGACAGGAAGCCGGAGTTGACCACACTTCTTTTCATCGCCGAGGAAGGCTATTTCGAAAAATACGTCCGGTTGGGGCATCGAACGAAGACCTAAGACAACCGCCCAAAACGGCAATATTCCGAAAACCCATATCAATCAAGGATGTAGCTTTCAGGACGAGCTTCGGACTTGGTCCGGAGAAAACAGAGAATCTGGGGGCAAACAGAGAAAGAATGGCTGGAAGATGGGGAGAATCGATGGTGCGGAGAGGTGCTTTGGAAAGATGTGAAACGGGCGCAAACCCTTTAGAAACAAGGGGAAAAAGAAAACCCGTCACCCCGGAGAATGACCCCAGAGAGACGGGTTTGTCTTTTGTTAATGGTGGAGGCGGCG